CAGTTATTATCCAAGGGAACAACCAACGCGAAAACGATTAAAAACGTGTTGCCCACATTTATACTATACCTTGCGCCTTATCGGACTGCATTAAGTTCGTACAACGTATGCCCAATGGCCACAAAAGGATGCATCGAAAGTTGTTTGTTTACTGCAGGACGTGGAATATTCAATAATGTAATGAGCGCACGTATCCGCAAGACTAAATTTTTCTTAGAAAATCAACTAGGGTTTTTGGTTCAATTGTCTAACGAGCTTACAAAGATCAATAGCAAAGGTATTAAGACTGCCATAAGGTTAAACGGTACAAGCGATATTGATTTAATTAAGTTGTTAAGGGTAAAATTAAACTTTGATTGCCTAGCCTTGAAACATCTTGTGTTTTATGATTACACCAAAATACCTAACAAGGTCGAAAACTACAAAGGGCAAAAGTATACTCTAACTTTCTCCAGATCGGAAACCAATTGGTCGGACTGTCTTAACATGCTGAATGCTGGAATAAATGTTAGCGTGTTGTTTGATCACAAAAAACCTTTGCCCAAAGTGTACGAAGGTTTCAAGGTAGTCGACGGCGATAAGTCCGACATAGTAATGATGAAACATAAGGGAGTAATTCTCGGATTACGTGCTAAGGGCAAAGCAAAGAAAGATGCAACCGGTTTTGTAGTAAGGGACTTAAACAAGGTAGCATGAAATTGCACGGACGTAAAAAAGAAGTAATAGTAACTATTGATATTAATACGTACGTGTTATTGATTGATAGTGCAAACAAGGTTGTAAAAATTCAGTATACTGAACAAACAACCTTAAGGGAATTGCGCGACAAAATTGATCATCTAATAAATGAGCTGGGTTTTGTCCCTGTCAAAATTGTATCTAAGAAAGTAAAACAATTTAAATTTTAAACTTATGAGAAACACAATAAAAGAAATTGAACAATTTTTCGCCCTTGCTATTGAGCAAATAAGAAAGGACGACAACTATGGTATGCCGACTACTAAAGAGGAGTGGATAAAATACGTTGACACGTTAGGACTGCAGGTTAATTGGATATTACGTGATAGTGATAAGATACCGTCTAACGATATCGAGATGTGTAAGGACTTATTTGATACAAGGGATACTGACGGGGTTACGTATTACATGCATCCTGTCAATAACGAGGGTTATGGTAACAAGGTGCACTATGTACAATTCCCTAGTGGTGAATATCAATGTTTCATTTGTAACGATAGTATTGAAACGTACGACCTTGATGAGCTTAAGGCGTGGATAGATAAGCAAGCCAGTCTATAGTACTTCTACCTTACTACATTCAATCCCTGACCTGATAAGTCAGGGATTTTTTGTGCCCAATCCCAGGCACGTTTCCCAAACCAGGAATCAGGTCCAATTCAGGATATAGGTACCAAATAGGGAAACATATCAGATCTGAGAAAACATATCGAAATCGGGCCATTCATACCAGACCTGTATCGAAGTCTATTCATTGTGTATATCGTACACAATGGAGACTATTATCCCAACTTGAGACACCTTGTTAGATAACTAGTATTATGTTAAGTAGTGCAACGATCATCGCAACACATAGGGGGGTATCCTCGCAATCGATTGCACCAGACAAAGGGGGCCGTCGCATCGACCAGAAACCTATTTCATGGTATATAAACGGGCTTACAGCTATTTTTACAGGTAAATTTACGTATATATATTATATCGTAGGGCTTAGAAATTGGGAAAAAACGCATATTTTTAGTGCCATGGAGAAGAAAGAATGGGTTCCTGTAGAGGTTGTAGACCCTGAAACGGGGGAGACTCACATAGAAGAGCGGCTTTATAACAAGAATGGCTACCTGACTAAACCCCCGAAGGGTGTCCCGCAGAATCGCGGTGCAGGCCGTAAGAAGAAGATCCCCGAGCTGGATACCTTGCTTGCTGACATTCTGGGTCAGAAGGACAAGTCAGGTAACACCGCTGCCATGCTGATCCTGGCGGCCATCCGCAAGAAGGCACTGGCAGGCGATGTCCGGGCAGCTGAAGTGCTGATGGACCGTGCCTGGGGTAAAGCACGGCAGGAGATTAACGTGAATAAGACCGAGCGTCAGTTTATCCTCATCGGAGAACAGAAGATCGAATTTTAACTCTCGTGGCATCCCCCTGAAACATGGCTAACCTCTTCACTCCCGCTGCGCGGGTTCGTCCCACAAAACTCCCAACGATTAAGATGGGACATAATAGCACTACGTTCATTGATGTTGACATGTCAAAAGGAAAATGGACTAAGATAAGAACCATTGATGGTGACCAGGAGACTGTTGTTAAGAATACTCTGTGGTATAGAATTAAACGTTTTTTTCATCGTGGCTAAAGTCTTTGAACCGTTCCCCAAGCAAGAGGAGTTCATACAGGCGGTACTCTCTGGCAAATATTCATTATTATGCTACGGAGGGGCTATGGGAGGAGGCAAGTCCTATGTGTGCTTGATGACCTTGATTCTCCTCGCTAAGATCTACCCTAAGAGCAAATGGTGCGTCATAAGAGAATCCTTACCAACAATAAAAAAAACCACCCTCGAAACATTCAACAAGCTGGTCCCCCAGAGTTTCGTTACGACATATAATCAGCAGGAATTTACTTACACCTTCAACAATGGATCACAAATATTCTTCATGGCCGAGGACTTCCGTAACGACAAGGACTTCGACAGATTCAAGGGCCTCGAGGTTAATGGCTTCTTACTCGAGCAGATCGAAGAACTCCAGGAAGAACTCCTCAGTGTTTGCTTCGTTCGTGCAGGAAGGCATAATATTGAGAAGATGCCGCCACGTCCTCTCATCTTGTGCAACGTTAACCCTACACTGGCATGGCCCAAGCAGAAGATTTACGATCGACACAGGGAAAACAATCTACCGCCGGATTGGTATTATCAACCAGCGCGAATCATGGATAACCCCGTACTGTACAACGATGTCCAGTACATGCACAACGTGACAGCACACTTGGACGATCTCACAAGACGTCGATTAATCGAAGGAGACTGGTCTGCATTCGCCATTGACAAACCTTACTTATACAATTTTTCATTAGACCGTCATGTAAAAAAGGCGTTTACGCCTAACCCTTACATTCCAATAATGATATCCTTCGACTTCAACGTAGAACCGATGACCGCTATCATCGGGCAGAAGTTAGATGGGAGGACCGGATACATCTTTGACGAGATGGAGATCTCCACTGGCTCAACGGAGGAGATGTGTAACCTGATCGTAGCGAAGTACAAGGATTGGATCTACAATGACAATGCGCACATCACTGGTGACGCGACTGGACGTAACAGACAGGCGCTACTGGAAGGGAACCTCAATCATTACAGAGTGATCAAGGAGACGCTGGAGTTGCGTGACTCAGCATTGAAGGTTCCACTACAGAACCCAGCCCACAAGGATTCAAGGGTGTTGGGTAATTCTCTCCTGCAACATGCGAATTACTTCATCACCGAGAATTGCAGACGGACCATCAACGATTGTATCTACGCCGAGGTGAATGATATAGGGGAGCTGATCAAGACCAAGCAGGCGGGGAGGCACTTCTTCGATAACTATCGGTACATGTACCACGCGTGGTATCCTGACTTCATTAGTAAGCCGTGGAAGTATGCACCTGAACAATTTGAATCGGCAGCATGATCTTCACCATCGTAGGCTGCGGAGACAGCGCGAAATCATGGACACCCATCGGCACGAGTATCGGATCCAACGACTGCGAGAAGTGGGGAAGAGGAGTCGATCATCTTATATTAGCAAATCACCCAGGTAAATTTAAGAATGGAAGACTCAACATCATCAAACGAACGAAAGCGCAAGTTCATACTACATCACGCAGGCTCTGGCAACAAAACCTCCCATGTTGTTTGCAGCTTAATCGAGTGGTGTCGTTTAACACACGTTTGCTCAACGGGTTTATCTACACCTCCTCCACAACTCCCATCATGTGCATGTCGCTGGCGATCCGTATGGGCGCGACTGAGTTGATACTATGGGGAGTAGATATGCTGAATCATCATGCGTACTATCAGGGGAGCAAGTTGGGTAACCGCGAGATCGGCGTGTATCATAAGTTCTTCCAGGCATGTACAGCGAAAGGAATTAAAGTCTATCTTGGCGCACATGGAACCGCATTCGACAAAACACTACCGCTATGGACTACTGTACCATCACTCCCACTCGAGATGACAGACCCCAGTTCCTAGCGTTCTGTAAACATCAGCTTGATCGAATGAGTGAGGGCAGACCTAACTTCATTGTCGATTATAAGCCGCGAGGTACATTCCCGGATCTGGTCCCACGCATACAGGTTGGTATTGAACTAGCCAAGGAAGCTGGATGCGAATATATTTTCATTGTGGAAAACGATGACTATTATCCGATCGATTATCTTAGGACCAAAGTGTTAGACTTCGATTTCTGGGGATGTGAAACCACAACGTATTACAATTTAAAAACAAGATCGTATGCAAGATACCCGCATAAGAATAGATCTTCACTCTTCTGCACTGGATTTAAGGTGGAAGCTATGCAGGACTTTCATTGGCCTAGCGATACATCGGTTTTTCTTGATCTGGAGATCTGGGACTATGCAGTCAGGAAGAGGAAGCGTATCTCGCTGGACCAGCATAACCCGTGCCTTGGCATTAAGCATGGCATTGGTATGTGTGGTGGTCGTGGTCACAAGTGGGATATGGTTCACAAGGACAAGGATCTCTCCTACCTCAAGAATACCGTAGATGAAGATGCATTTGAATTTTATAAAAGTTTGCAACTATGAATATCACCGTGGACTATTCCAAACACATGATCAATGCCGCTGAACACAAGATCATGGATATACTCAATGACCTGGAGAAAGACATTGGAATGAGTGTCATCAACATCCGGTATCAGGTGATCAAGGAAGAGGGGTTCGGTGTCAAGCCGATTGAGACATTGATAGACCTGAAGATCGTAGTGGAGCTATGAAGATCAGTATTCTCCATCCCTCAAGAGGAAGATCCGAACAGGCGTTCCTGGCTATGTGTAACTTCACGGATATGATGTCGCACACTATTGACTATGAGTATATCCTCTCCGTTGATACCGATGATAAGAGTCCGTATACCTTCATCGATGTGGGGTTCGGTGAACGGTACAAGAAGATCATCAACGACAATCATAACGTAGTACAGGCAGCCAACGCTGCTGCTGAGATAGCCACTGGTGATATATTGATCTTAATATCTGATGACTTCACGGCGCATAGGCACTGGGATATAACCATCACCCAGGCATTGGAAGGTAAGAGTGGTATACTCAAGACCTATGACGGGGTGCAACGCTGGATTGTTACCTTGCCTATAATGACGGGGGATTACTACGATGAGCAGGGACACATCTACTATCCCAAGTTCGAACATATGTTCTGCGATACCGACCAAACGCATAAGGCCGACCTTGAAAAAAAATTAATAATAAGAAATGATATCGTCTTTCTCCACCATCATTATTCAACCGAAGGAGGCTGGCCCAAGGATGCCATCAGCAGGAAGGCTGATCTCACCTGGAAGCAGGGTGAGGCCGTGTACCTACAGCGTTGTATGAATAGGTTCGGACTTGGGGATATAGACATATACGACCTATCACCGGAAGCCAAGAAGGCAGGACATGTAGCGTGGTTAAAGAAGAAGTTACGATGAAGCTCTCTGTTCTCATCGCTACTACTGTTGATCGCCGCGAGATGTTCGGTAAGCTCATGGAAGAGTTCGCCACACAGGCCACCGATGAAGTTCAGATCTTATTCGAAGAGGATGACAAGAAGATGTCCATTGGTCGTAAGCGACAGCTACTCCTTGAACGCGCTGAAGGCGATTATATCGTATATTTCGATTCGGATGATTTCCCTTACCCTAACTATTTGTCAGAGATCCTCACAGCGCTGGATAGTGGTCCAGACTGTGTGGGGTTTCTGATACATATGACAACCAATGGGAAGCACCCACAAGTATGCTGTCATTCACTCAGGTTCAAGGCCTGGGCCAAACATGTACATGGTTATGATTATGTACGAGGTGTGACACACTTCAATCCAGTTAGACGGGAGCTTGCGTTAAAGATTGGGTTTCCTGATCTTCGGTTCGGGGAAGACAAGATCTACAGTGATCGTATCACCAGGATCTGCCGGAAGGAAGTATTCATTAACAAGAAGCTGTTTCATTACAGATATACCAATGCAGTCCCACATCGTCAAAAATACGGAATCAAATGAACGCAGCTATAGTCGCATTAATCAGAGGATATAAAGATCAGGATGGGTACAAGACGCTCATTAACCGTAATACAGCGGTTGAACGGTTTTTCGGCGATAAGTATCCCCTGGTCTTCTTCCACGAAGGCAACATCAAGCAGCGGGATCAGTTGCATATCAAAGGGCAAACACCCACGCTGAACATGTCCTTCGTGGATATCTCTGATCGCTGGACCGGAGGCTATGAAGGGATGTGCAGATTCTATGCATATGACTTATGGGAGGTATGCCAGTACTACGAATACATCATGCGCATTGACGAAGATTGTATCCTGCTGGAGCGGGATCGGGATCCGTTTGATAACATCGGTGGTAACGTATACCTGAAGTCGGTCTTCTTCGCCGAGAGTCATAGCGAAACCAATGCCACGCTGCCGCAGGAGATTGAACGTATCACCGGCAGGGAGAAGGCTACCTTCTACAACGACAAGTTCGTGTACACTAATGTCAGCCTGAGCAGTGTTAAGTTCTGGCGGGAGGGAGAAGTAGCCGATGTACTCCAGCTCCTAGCTAAGTCCAAAGAACAGCGCAGGAACAGATGGGGTGACCTTCCGATGTTAGGATCGCTGTTGAACATCTACGCACCGGATAGGATCGGTACATTGACGGGAATCAGGTACGCTCATATGTCACATGCTAACGTCATTACCTGTGAGTAGCTGGATTGATGAGATAGGGAACCAGCATTATAAGAAGTACAGCCAGTACGGGGAAGAAGGCTATCTCAAATTCATACTAAAGAACATTGGAACAACCAATCGCTTCCTCGTTGACATCGGAGCAAGCGATGGGAAGTACCTGTCGAACACGAAGATCTTCAGGGATGCAGGATGGGAATCAGTACTCATCGATGGCCGGAAGTTTCCAGGTGTAGTACAGAGCTACGTGACCGTTGAGAATATACTTAAGACATTGAATCTATATGGTGTACCTAAAGAATTCGATCTCCTCTCCATCGATATTGATGGCAACGACTACTGGGTACTTAGTAAGTTACTCACTGAGTTCAGACCCAGACTCATCATATCTGAATATAACTCTGAATTTACCGACTCAAGGACCATCGAGTACGATCCTACATTTTACTTTCGGGGAACCGACTATTATGGATATACGTTTGCGGCTGGACTTAAATTGGCAGAGCGAACAGGGTACAAAGTGATCTTTCAGAATGCGCATTTGAATATGTATTACCTTCGCAATGACATAGCAGCTGGTGCATCGATAGAAGCTCCCAAGAAGGAGCATCTGTGGTGGCGCTTGAATGATGGACCGTATAAGAATAAAACCGATAATAGACTGGAATGGGTTCACGTATAATGGAGAGGGCGTATGAGGCCCGTAACTTAAGCGGGTTTGAAGGTGATACTATCATGGCCGATAAGATCAGGGAGCTGATCAAGTTCCATGCTATCGATCTGGTGATAGAATGCGGTACGTATCTCGGAGGTACTACACGCAGATTAGCCATGATGTGTAAGGAGGTAGCGACCATAGAGGTAAACCCGGATCATTACGGCAGAGCGAGGGCACTGCTTGAACCCTGCAAGAACACGGAGATCTTCTGCGGATCAACGGTGGATATCCTGCCCATGCTACTGGATATCTATAAGGATCGTAATATGCTGCTGTTCATCGACAGCCATTGGGAAGAGCATAATCCACTGCTGGAAGAATTAGAAATCATTCACAGGGTAGGCATCAAACCTGTGATTGCCATACATGATTTTAAAGTACCTGACCATCCCGAACTCGGTTACGATATTTACAAAGACATTGTCTACGAGTGGGGGTGGATCAGGGAAGCCATTGAGCGTATCTATGGCAAAGATTATCGTATAGAATATAACTCCAAGGCTACTGGTGCAATGAGGGGAATCATTTACATATGCGCCTTGTAACGATCATATCTGCTTGGGGGGACACGATTGAACTCCTGCCGCACTGTATTGAGAATCATTTGTCTTTTGCTGATGGAGTAATCGTGGTGTGGAGTGAGATGAGTAACTACGGAGTACGGGATCCGAGGATGAAAGCCTTCACCCATCCGAAAGCGATATTTTTACAGTTAGAACCTACTCCCCGTCAGACACCAGCACGTAATGAACGCAGGAAGCGTAATGCCGGACTCGATGAAGCCAAGCGAAGAGGGTTCACCCATTTTATCATTGCAGATGCGGATGAGTTTTACGATGCGCACCAGGTAGAGGTGGAAAAGCAGAAGTTCGACTCACCGCAGCTGCTTGGATTAGTCTGCGGACTCAAAGTGTATATCCGTTATCCAACGCTGCGTACAGTGGACCACACGCTGGTCCCTTTCATTCATAAGTTAACACCTGAGATCATCTGTAAGGAGAACTACGCTTATCCATTCTCCTCTGATAGAAGTGGTACACACATTGATCATACCAGACGGTTCAACATCAACAAGGGTGTGCAATGGTCTACCATTTTGATGCACCACATGAGTTATGTACGCAAGGATATCAGTATGAAGATCAATAACTCCACAGCGAACTTGCGTGGATACAGAGCTGTCATTGAAGAGGAGCTAAAGAATGCCTGTCCTGGATATAAATCCAAGCTATACAACCGTGAGTTGGAAGAAGTCGAGAATATCTTTACATTACCAATATGGTGACGTTCTTTCAATCCATTGCCACTGTGTGCCTGGGCATCTGGGGAATACACATCCTCTTTCAAGAAGGCCATTTACTTGAGCGCCCGGGCAACTGGATGCGTGATCGATCGCCTGAACCCTGGTGGACCAAGCCCTTGTTCGATTGTGCAGTCTGCATGAGTAGTGTGTGGGGGATCATCGGGTTCTTTGCAGTGGATTACTTCTTCAGTTTGCACATGCCGTACAGGCAGATAGTACCTTTTATATTCTGCTTGTGTGGACTCAATACCATCATTGCCAAGCTGACTACCAAGGAAAGGATAATCGTAGATGAATGAGGCCGATACAGGAAATAGTGGTCTGGATAAAGACAGGTGAACTTAAGATCCTCGTCTACGGAGGTGTGACCATCGAGTACTATCAGTCCAAACCATTTATTGTAAGATTAACATTAAACTGATGAGCATTATAGAAAAACTTTCAGACCGCGGTGGCTTTATTTACGAAGTCATCATGGTTACCTTGAAGAACAATCCTCCAATGAACAAAGCGAAGTTACAGTACGAACTACTGAAGTGCGGAGTGTACATAAAAGCACCGCTGTTAGAGGCGGCCATAAATACATTGATTGAAAAGAAGTTACTACCACCACCGAATGAAAAGAAAGAAGCCAGTCCCCAAGCGGAAACCGGTAAAACCCCCACTCCCATCGTACAACTTGAGCCACGATGATGTCAAGCACAAGATAGAAGTAGCGTTCGAAGCAGCAGGGAGAAAATACTATCGGTTCATTGACGATCATCAGATTCCGGTGGGGAGATACAAATATATCTATGCAGCGCTGAAAGAGGTGGATCTTCGGATGAACCTGGAGACATTGCAATCCTATATCAAGGAGATGAAGAATATCTTGGATGGTGGTATGAAGAAGAACCAAGTATCAATGGGCGAATTGTGGAAGATTGTGCTAAACATGGAATCAAGGATATCGCTTGCTTTTGAACCGGCCAGTGTAGAGCGGTTAGCTGCGGTTATATTTTTTGATGAGACAGAAGATTTACGAAGTTATGATCGTAAGTATGGATTGGATAAGGTAAAGTTTTGGCAAGATAACAATGTCACCGATTTTTTTTTGACGATGCCTATCATAGAGTTGTTAGGACTGAAAGGTATTTCGCAAACATCTTTGGAGGAATATATTCTGGACGCGAATCTGCTGCTTCAGGATTTGAGCATAGATCCACAGACTCAGTCATCGGAGAATTTATCAGAGAATGGGAAGAGTCCTTCGTGAACTTATCAGACGGAGATCCTATCATGGAGCGTGAACTTCGCTGGATGCCTGTTTATGACTTTAATTTTCGTATTTTAGCACTCAATAAGCATAGGGCCAAGCAGGAGAACTCTCTTGAGTTCGAACCCTTCGGCCTTAAGTGATGTTCGCTCGGCGAAGAATTCCATAGTCGCATTCTATCTTTTTGAAGATGGCTGATAAGACGCAGAACATCAACATCAACTATAAGTTCAATACGGCCGAGATCGATAAGGCCGCACAATCGCTGGCCAAGGTTAATCAGGCATCAAACAAGTTACAGCAGGACGCTGGTAAGGTGGGGCAAGCCGGAGCTAAAGGAGTTCAGGATTGGAGTAAGAGTATTGCCGGATTAGAGTCAGAGATGCAACGGTTAAAGTTCAGGGCCAGAAATGCGGTTGATCCTGCTGAAGCAAAGAAGTACGGCGATGCGTGGGCTGGCGTTAAGAAACAACTTGATGAGACTACAAAGTCAGCAGGGCTGTTTAATAAAGCAGCTGGTATGACTAACAATCAACTGGCTAGTATGATCACCAGTTTTAAAGGGTTGTCAAAAATAGCGGGTGTCGGTTTGCTTGCTACTGCTACTAAGGAGGCGGTGGATTTCAGTCTGGAGATGGCCACGTTGCAAGGACAAGTAGAGGGTGTTGAGCGGGGATTTGAGAGGGCTTTTCCAGCTAGCAGCGCACTGATTCGTGATTTACAAGCAGCTACCCATGATACGATGACCGATTTCGATTTAATGAAGCGGTCATTGCAAGCTACTAACCTCGGTGTGGGTGTTGAACATTTAGCCACACTATTTGAATTTGCCGCAGCCCGTGCTCAGCAGACCGGGGAATCTGTGGATTACCTTGTTGATTCTATCGTCCGTGGTATAGGTCGTAAGTCTCCGCTGGTACTTGATAATTTAGGTATATCTGTCACAGCGTTGAAGGATAAGTTTAACGGAGCCTCTATTGCTTCTGTATCTGTTGCTGAAGCTACTCGCGGTGTTGCTGAGATTGCTAAAGAGCAGTTGGAAAAAATGGGAGGCTATGTTGATACAGCCGAGACAGCGGTGAAGCGATTGGGCAAGACCTGGGAAGAAGTTAAGATAGCTATAGCGAAAGGACCGATAGGAGACTTCGGTGCTGGGTTTGCGAATTTTTTTGCTGATGTGTTACAGGGGTGGGCCGATCTTGGTAAGAATAAGGACAAGCAGTTGGAGGATATACGCGCTGCACAGGAGATAGAATCCTTAGTTGCTGTGGAATTGAACTCTAAGATGATTAAAGATCAGGAAAAGCTAAACGCAGCATTTCAGAGCGAGTTAAAGAAACGTTTTGATATGCGTAAGCAGAATCTTGTTCAGTTAGCCATACTTGAGGAGCAAGCAAACAAGATACAGTTGGAACGGTCTTCTGCACTTAAGTCGGGAGACAGCGACAGCTTCTTCCAGCTCGGATTTGCGCTGGATGCAGTAGTTCAGAAATCTTTGCCGCTTATTTCCTCAAATCGAGAACTCTCCGAGAGTTTAAAACTGTTGAAGATAGCTTTTGACTCTGCGTTCCCTAAGCCTGGTGATAATAACCTGACTGCTATGCGGGAGGAGTTGAAAGGGTTGATAGATACCTTTAATGAATTGAAGTTACAAAAAGATGATCGAACTAAGTTCGTTGATCCTAAAGAAGCAAATGAGACAATAGATAAGATAAAAAAGTTATCCAAGGAAATAAAGTTCTTGGAGGATTTGCTCAAAGATCCTAAAACGTTGAAGGTAAAAGTTGAGTTCTCTAAAACGATAGAGGATTTTATAGAGGAGTGGAAAGGTGACATCCATAAGTTCTTTGGTGAGGGAGGGGACTTGAAAGATGTAGAATTGAATCCGTTCTCTGGGGTGGTGTTTGACAGGAAAGCTATTGAAGCGACAGAGATATTTGATCAGTCTACACTTGATGCTATGGATGCCGATGTTGCTGAGAAGGCAGAACATGTTGCTGATAGTTTCTGGACCAGATTCAAACTTGCGTTTAAGCGTAAGTCTGTTACTGATAAAGACCTTGAGTTGCAGGATGCTATAGTGACTGCCGAGTTAACCGGAATTGATATTTTATCAGACCAGTTTCAATCCATAGCAAGTCAGGAGGCAGAGTTATTTGATGCCAGATTAAAACGTACTAAGCAGTTCTTCGAAGAGCAGCAACGGCTGGCCGGTAACAATGAGAAAGCGAAAGACTTGTTACGTAATCTTGAAGACAGGAAAGTAAAAGAGTTAAGAACTCGTCAGTTTATAGCTGAACAAAAAGCGGCCAAGCAACGGGCGTTGATAGATGGTGCTGCTGCTATCGTAAAGACTTTTGCTACAGTAGGATGGCCAGCAGGAGCAGTACTTGCTATTGCTCAGGCAGCAGCCACAGCATCACAGATCGCTATCATCGATCGTCAGCAACCACGATTTGCAAAGGGTGTGATCGACTTGCAAGGCCCAGGTACAACAACTAGTGATTCCATACCAGCAAGGTTATCCAAGCACGAATCTGTAATGACAGCCTGGGAGACAAAGAATGCAGGAGGTATATTGAAAGAGATCCGTGCCAAGAAACTTGATGACAGGGTACTTCGAAGTCTTCGTGAGTCAAGACATCCGGTTCAGGGTATGAGTGATCAGGGTATCATACGCGCTATAAAAGAAAACAAGTCACCGGATGTTATTGTGCAGAGCGGCATTGTGTATAAGGCAACCAAGCGGTCAGAAGATTACATTAAAAAGCAACGTGCTAAGTCAATACGGATATGAGATTCAGATTCACGTTAACGCATCGAGGATCTGAGAGCGCACCGTTCGCTGTACCAGCACTGAATACTTGGGATACCGAGACAGGGGCAGATGTTGAGTGGTCGCTTGGTCCTGCCCCGAATGTAACTGTGGTAGGGACTGGGCCATTTACCACAGAGAGTTCAGAATATCTGTGGGTAAACTATGGCTTTGAGGCTGGTGTTATATACAGTATCACTCTCGCTTACACGGCAACCTATTTAAGCGGTTCATCAAATCCAAGGTTAGCATACCTGAGAATTCTTGATAATTCATTTGCTACTGTATTCACTGAGTCAGATAGTACACCTATAAGTCCTGGAGGAACAGGTTCTCTTACAATATCTTTTACAGCCGACAGTTCCTGCGATAAAATAGCTTTCAAAGTACAGCAAGCGTCAGAAGTTACTTTCGTAGTCAATTCAGTGTCGGGTACAAGTGTGGATCCTAACGATGTAACGTTGACTCAGGAGATTAATGAGCCGGACGGATGGAAGGAATCTATACTCAAACTTGAAAGAGATAAAGACTACAGATCGCTTGTTGAGTTTTTTGAAGGCTCGTTCATTTTCTACGGTGACAATGGAGTAGTCAACGGGGGCATAGAATTTATCAAGGCGCTTGAGTTGGTGTATGGGCCGGATGTATCTATTGAAATGCTGATAGAGCTTACTGAGGATGATTATACCTGGGATCAAGTGTTTCTCGGACAACTGGATTTGTCGCTTGCCGAAGAGTTGATGGATAACAAGTTTCGCATTCCAATCATTCGCGATAACTTCTGGGCCAAGTTTATGAATCGCAAGGATACTCCTGTCGATTTAAATGCGTCTACGGATCTTGATCTGGCGGCTATAACAGATCCGGTTGATTCGATTGAGTTAATTTTACCTAGCCAGATCGTTACATATTATACTGAAGCACATGCGAATTATGGGTTAACGTACCCGCCATCTGTTGGCCCTGATCCTCAACCAGCACTCTTAATTAACTTTGATAATATACTTAATGATGACATACCGCTATTCACTATAGCCAGAGCGCCAGCTACCAATGAAGTAGCTAAAATATTGGGCCTGTTTGAAGCTCCTTATAATGGTGAGTACATCATCGAAATAAAATTGCCTGTTGGCTTATGGGATGAAACATCATTTCCTGGGGAGTGGAGCGGACCAGGTCTGGTCAGGTTAAGATTAAACAAGACCAATAGCGAGGCTGTGGATATTTATGATTATACAGACGGTGATGGGTTTGCATTGAGTGATGGCGCTGACAATATCGGGGTGTTTCATCTTACGCTTACTTATAGTCTGTTTAAGGGAGAACAATTAGCTATAAGATTACACCGATCCGATGTGGGAGATGCAGTTACTGTGTTTGGAGAGATACGATTGGTATGGCATACTGATGTTCAACTGGCCACTACACAGGCTATCACATTGTCAGGAGAGCAAACTATAGATGGTGTGATGACTTCCACCGACAGGGTGTTGGTTAAGAATCAGGGTAACTGGGAAGAGAATGGCATTTATGTTACGGGGGCTGGGGCGTGGACCAGAGCTACGGATATGGATTCGGGAGATGAAGCGTACCTGGCCGCTGTGTATATTACTGCTGGAGATAACCAATCAGATAGTTCGTGGTATCAAACGGAAGATATTGCAGATATTGGTATTGGTCCACAAATCTGGACGATAACCGATAATTCAGATGAGCATATTAACGCATTACCACTGTCAATATTCGAAGATGATCGGTTTGGTAACTTTATTAAGATCACAGCAAAGACTAAGTTTCGTCAGACGCAACAGCCAGCTTCATTGATGCATGATGCAGGAGCAGCAATATTAAAATCATACGGACTTGGAGAAACCAATCCGTTTTATTCGGAGGTGATGGGGTCTGAGTTTACGTTGGCCAGACAATACGAACAGAATGGATGTATATGGAAACACGCTGTGCTGAGAGGTCTTCAGCTGCGTGGATATACTCTTGCTGAGAAACCGTTTTTCACCTCGTTTAACGAGTGGTGGAAAGGATGTAATCCGATATTTAATCTCGGTCTTACTTATGAGTTCAGGGAAGGATATACTGTAACTCCTATAGGCAGTGAAGTTGCTGCCCTTGCAGATTGGGAAGACGCTCTCGGATCCAACCCTGGTGCATGGACGTATACTTCACCCAACGTTCCGCATACATCGGTTAACGGGGATGCCGGTGTTGAAGGATATACCAAAGGGGCTGTGGCCACTGTTGCAGGTCAGACATATGCATTCTCCTATGTACTGCATATCGCTGATACCGGTGTTGAAGATCCTCTTATAGTAGTTACTGTTGCTATACTTGATGCATTTGATAATGAAATCGTGACCATTGAATTAAATCATATAACGGCCGGATATAAATTTGAAACATTCACGCTGACTCCGCTCAGTGACGGTACAAGTGTTGCCATGAGACTGTTGAATAATACTGTCATGGAGACAAAGACGTTTGTCTTACGCTTGTTCACGGGTGCTGCCTGTGAGCAGTTTTTGTTGGACCCTGAATTCCTTACCGGTTCTCCCTGGACGCACGATGCGGCCGGAACGCCGTGGGTAATTACCGGAGGAGCCGCTACGTTGAGTTTGGCGTCAGGTGATTCTGAGCGTTTGATACAGTCTTTTGCTGGTGGAGGAATCGGGGATTACTTAATAGTCTATCAGCGGACAACTACGAATTTCGCTGTTAGCGTGGACTCCATGAACCTGGCTATAAGTTGTTATGACGAGGACGATAATCTTATCAGCGGATTAGGTGCATTCATTGTTGTAGATACTTCGATAGAGTCTACCGCAGCGTTTACCAGTGTTGTACCTGTGGCCACCATAAAGATCATAGCTGAGGTCAATTCTGGCGCTGATATGGATATTAGTCTTGGGTTTGTAGAGTTGTATGGACCCACACTGATAACACCCATTGTTGTTCAGGATGAGAATGTGATCCGGGTGGAGGAGGTGGAACATTTTTATGATCCTGATTTTGTGCTGGAGATATCGAACATTAGAAACATCACCAGATCATATGACAACGATAAAATATTTAACAAGATAAATATAGGTTATACGACTTGGAAGTCGGAAGACATTTCCGGTATTGACGATCCTCAGACTCAGCATATCTACTCAACACGTTTTGAGAAGATAGGCACTACCCTGACATTGTGGAGCGATTGGATCGCTGCATCGCTGGCCATAGAGACAACACGGCGTAAGACGATAGCGGAGTCAACCGATTTTAAGTTTGACGACAGTGTATTTATCGTGGCCATAAATACAGATGACGTATCCCCTGATGTCTATCGCCCGGAGTTGGATGAGAATTTTACTGATGTACAAAATCTTTTAGATCCTGAGACACGCTATAATCTCAGTCTTACTCCCACCAGGAATCTGCTGCGTTGGAGTAAATGGCTGAACGGATGTCTTCAGAACTACCTTAGTTCATACTACAAGTTTGTACGGGGAGAGGGTAACTTTGATATGATCTCCGAGATGATAGAGGAATCCCCTGATTGTCTTGATCAGGATTATGGCGGGGAACCACTGTCTGAAAAGCAGGATGTAGAAGTAACTGATGATATTATTCATCTTCCAAACTATTATGATATTGAGATCCCTTTGACTTGGCAGGATTACAAAACTATCCGCGAGAACAGGAAGAAGGCCATAGGTATCAGCATGACCGATGAGAATCACGTAGCTCTTTTTATAGATGAGCTGGAATACAATATCATGCATGCCAGGGTCAAGATCACTGGCTGGACCAACGTGTTCCTGGAGCTTAGTGTGATCGAAGATGACGTAGCCGATCAGCTTTGTATGATTCCTGAGGGGGAATGCGCGAATCCGATTACGGACGAGAATGATGTGGTGCTTACTGACGAAAATGGGGTATGTATAGAGTTTGCCTAAAAATGAATATATTTACAACGCTGTTCCGCAAAGGAAGATATCAAATTTATTGTCATGGTACTTTCTGACGCGCAACCTATTCAATTCTGGCCTGTAGACTGTGACACGTTTAACGAGCATGTCTCTGACGGTGTACATCATGTATGCTTCTGTCAGCCCGTCAACTGTGATGATACGATAGTCATTCAAGGATATGTGGTAGGGGAAGGATCTCCTCCTGTAGCTGATGATTATACGCTTACGATCGTAGCAGAGAATGGAGGAACACTCGCTGAGATTCCCTTTGATGTGCAGGAGGTAGGTGACAAGTTTGTATACAGTGTGACGTTGAATCTGGAGACAATGAGTCCTGACCTATGCAGTACCAGGGTCCAGTTTCAAATAAATAATGCCTCCACTGTTACCTCTGTAGCCAAGTCTGACTGCATAGACATCGCCGATCACGACAATACAATACTCATCACCTATTCTAACCATAGAAACTTCGCCGGATTAGTTTATCAGAATGCCTCTCCAGAGTTTGAATTCTACCTTCGTGTTCCCGCTATATTTTATCATCAGCGATTCCCCGAAGAGGATGAAGTCATTGAACTATCATCATCATTAGTTGCACTTACCGGAGAGTTGAAGCGCACCAGACTAATGGATACAGACTACATGCCGTATTACATGCATGAGAAAATTAAGCTTGTACTAAAGCATCAGTTCGTGTCCATCTACAACAAGGAGTGGGTGAAGGAGGCTGCTTACGAATTATCAGATACCGATAGAAGGTGGCCAGTCACCAAAGCAAAGTGCTGGATAACAGAGAAAGAATTTGTTCATAGAAATGTTTTATAACCTTAAACTTTAAAAAAGATGAATGTTTTAGTATTGCCTCAACAGAATGATGTGGTACAGGAGATGTCTCGCGTAATAAGAGAAGCCTACAAGGTATTCGCTGACATTTTCTGCGATGAAGATCAGCCGGATTACATCCAGCTTGAATGCGGATCAGAACTCGGTGGTGTTATCGCCATTGGTTTGATCAAACCCGGGTCCGATGTCGGAGATACCGATGTAGAAAAGATCGCCAACTTCGAAGATGAAGCCTGGTGGGCAGCAGCGTTAGCCGCTTCTCCGCAGGAAGCCTGGGTGATCCTTGACACTCGCGGCTCTCTTCCAGCAGGAACACCCACTGAGGAAGAAGGTTTCGGTTTGATCCCTACAGAACGTACGGGGGACGATCGTGAACTTACTTTCGAAGCACTTGGTGTGATGGAGAACCGTGACTTCGTAGCTGCTACCAACAAGCGCAGAGGCTGGGGTCTGATCTATGTAACGGCTGGTAAGGATACGACCACAGGAGGATACGAATCTTTCTATGTGTCGAACGTATCGGTGTACATGAGTGATTTGATCGAACAGTCTATCAAGACGCGCAAGCGTTGGTCAGGATCGGCCAAGTGGTCTACTGACATGACGCCAGGTCTTCCATTCATTGCTCCTGCTTCGATCTTTACCACGACTGCTTAAATGTTATACGGCTCAACCGAGTTTCGGGATCTCCTGATTGAAATTATCAGGAAGGAATACAGGCATCATAACTATGCGCTCACTGTGAAGTTAGCCAAGGAGATGTCTGTGCATGTGTACGGAGAAAGACCGGATAGTCTGCTCTCCCGTGTTCGTCCCGGAGAGGACGCAGATATCATGCAGTACCGACTCGATAACTTTGAGCCAACCACCAAAGCGCCCTGTGGTAAGGCGCTTAAGATCGTATCCAAGATCTTCAATCCTAACCTGTACTCTATCATCTGGCCCAAGGATAATCCTGTAGCCGAGGAGTTGCGTATCTACACCACGTATTATTTTCCGGTGTATAATTCGCTGATGGTGTATAACAAGGATGTTACGCTGAAGAAAATGATCGCGGATGCCAACGCTGTGATGGCCGTCAAGCCACAGCGTATCCCACAGAATGATGCCGAGAAAGTCAAGCCGATCGTTACCATCTACTGTTCAGAGGATATCTGGAACTATGATCTTGATCATTACCTGTTCCACATATCGGAAGAAAAGCTAAATGGAGATACCATTCATACCTTTGAGTATTATGACTTCACACAGTTCATCCGGTTCCAAACCTCTTCGCCTAACTATCCCGACCTCAAGATCACCGTTATCGAGTCCTACCAGCACAGCTTTAAGGATGAACGGGGGGAACAAGAAATTCCATGTTGGAAGTTACGTGGTAATACATTAACAGTCACAGACGGCGACCCTGTATACGAGTCCTTCTTTGCTGATGCCCAGCCGCACTGGAATCTTTCGCTCATCCATGAAAGCGATGTTCTCGGTTCGTTCGTAAAACACATGAACCCTCAGCGCTACATTATCGGGGAAGAATGTCAGAACAAAAAAGAAGTCGATGGCATCATGCTGCGTTGTCACAACGGTACGCTTAGAGGCGGCAGCAAGGATGGTAGAGGACTCTCCATGCAGTGCGACATGTGCGGCGGTACGGGCAAGGTAGCTTCCTCTCCGTACGAGGATATGATCATGCTGCGCCACAAGCTCGATGAGATGACCAACCTGACCATGGATCCTGTAGGCTATGTCCACGTACCCGTGGATGCTACCCGGATGCTGGCCGATCGGGCTGACATTATGGTACAGCGGGGTAATGCAGCGATCAACATGCTGATCGAAGATTATGTCGGCGCTAATCAATCGGGTGTAGCCAAGATCTATGATCGCTCCGCACAAAGCGATACGATCTATGATATCGGTATGGCGATGTATGATGTTCACTTCCAGAATCAATACTACTTCATCAACAAGTACATGAATGAAGTAGCGGATAGGTCGGCGGGTAAAGCAACGGATGAGAACCTACCACAGGTTAACAAGCCGACACGCTTCAATGTTGAAACCATGGCAGAGTTAGTTAACTCATTCCGTGAAGGTGTAGCTGCCGGACTCGATCGTAACTTCATGCAAGTAAAACAGATCGAGATCCTCTCGAAAGACCTGGATACCAACCCTGATCTGAAGAAGTACTACGTGACTATTGTGAACCTTGATCCCCTGTTTGGTATGACACAGGTAGACATTGATGCCAACCTGGCCAAGACCTTAATCAAGAAGGAAGACGCTGTGATCCACGCTAATCTGAAGCCCTTCGCAGATCGGGCGGTAGCGGAGAACAAGGGATTTTTGGATTTTGACCAGACGGTGAAGATGGATATCTTGCGCAAATACGCCCAGGAATTGATCAAAACGGAAAAGCCGATGATCGATCCAATGGCCATACCGCCGGATGACACCACAGGAACTAGCTCTACTGATCGAGACACTGATACTTGACGCTGATGCCAGGTATGCCAAGACCTTACAACGCTTTCAGAATGTCCTTTACGATGAGCTTGCGCTCATCCTGAAAGACCTTGATCTCACTAATGGTTATATCCAGCAAACCACTGCCAACCGGCGTATCTTAACCGAGGCTTATAATGCTATCGATACGGCATACACCTCCCCTACCTATTCGCTTGCTGTTAGCAATTACGTGGCGATTGTTCCCAAAATCGATGCGGCGAATATTGCATACTTCACCTCGCTTGAATCGGGTTTTGCGCCGAAGAAAGTATATCTGAAGTCTATCCAGAAGGAACTCATTACTACGGTTAATCAGTACGTGATGCAGGACGGATTACAGTCTCAGGTGATCCAGCCGCTTAATCAAATCTTAAATCAGAACATCAATGCCGGAGGATCTTACTCAGGCTTCATTGATCAGGTACGTACCTATGTGAGGGGATCCTCTGAAGTGGAATCCAAGGCTATGCAGTACACCAGGACGTTCGTCAAAGACACGCTGTTCACATATTCCAGAACGTATCAGCAGGCCGTAAGCGCTGATCTGGGGTTGACGTATTACTACTATTCAGGATCGTTGATGGATACCTCCAGGCCATTCTGTGTAGAACGATTCGATCAATACTATTCCAAGAAAGAAATTGAATCATGGGCTGGACTTGAATGGAAAGGGAAGAAACAAGGTACAACGGAGAGTTCCATATTTCATTTTGCGGGAGGGTGGAATTGTGGGCATCAGATTATTCCTGTGTCCGAATTGATAGTACCCAAGGAGGTTAAGGATAGACAATAAGAAAGGGAATCCGATCGCCTACCAGATTCCCTGTCTACCAGAGAATTTTAGAATTTATGAAGAAGTAAAGATAATTAAAAAGGCCAGCTATTGTGAGAATAACCGACCTTCCATGTTCTTAGTAGTTTACCACTCGGGGCAACACTCACTCCTACTACAAATGTAATTTACTATATTTATCACAAAATCAATTCATTATGTATGCTAAAGTAAAGGATCGCAGGACTGGGGTGCTTAAAACCGTGATGGCCAAGGCGTATCAATTAATCCCACACCGCTATGATTTGTTAGGTTACATAGACGAGGATGGTAATCCTGTCGAAGTAGCTGCTCCCACTCCCCATGTAAAAAAAAGTCTAGCAAGGGCTGTCGCTCCTGCGGCGGCTAAGGCCAAGCTCACCCGTGAAGATCTTGAGCGCATGAATGCAGAGGCGATGGAGAGAGCTAAGAAGAATAAGGCAGAACTCGATTCGCTTAGAGTACCAGAGGGTTTTGGATTGAATCCTGATATACTCGATGAGGTTGATAAGCAGATTGCTGCTATCCCACCTAGGCCATCCGCTACTAAAGTCAAATCCGTAAAAACATTTAAAAAATGAAGACCAAAGATTTCTATTCCAAATTGAAAGAACAGGGAAAAATAGATTCCCCCGACTTTGATGCATTTATTGAATCGCTGCAGGACAGTGACGTACCCGATGCAGTGGTGAAAGCGATTGAAGATAACTTCCTTACTCGCGAACGAGCGATGTCCGATCGCCAGGTCAGCATGGACATCTGGGGCAAGGCACTAGTGCCTGTCGATAAAGAGATTGATCGTATTACCACCTTCATTGAATCGCTCGACAAAGGACTGGCCAATGATATTCGCTGGATGGTAAAGGATCTTGGACCAGATAAGAGAGTACCAGATACCTTCAAACAACTGGGAAAGATTTCTCAATCATTACCGAAGATACTGGAGAAAGTTAAGGCTGCACCAGTGGATGATGAAGCTACCAAGAAGAAGTTAGCCGATTACGAGCGTAACATACAAGAGTTAACCGGCAAGTTTACCGAAGCAGAGAAAGCATACAATACCCAACTGGAGCAACAGAAACTAGAATCAGAGAAGTATCTCAATGACTACAAGATAGATACTCAGTTGCAAAGCATGGGAAATAAGTTTACTTTAGCAGAAGCTTACGAAAAGAACCGCGAGGATTTTACGCAAGTGTTCCTGTCCAAAATTAAGTCAGACAATGACTTGAGACTTGGAGATAAAAATGAGATTCAGGTCTACGATCGCGAGTCTGGAAAACCGAAGTTCAACGGTAACTCCCCAGTTACTATTACTTCATTGCTGGAAGAAAAGTTTAAGCCCTTCCTGAAACAATCAGGACAAGCCGCAGCTCCAACCCAGGAAAGTAATCATCGTCCACCTGAACGCAAAGAAGGCCACAGAGCCGGATCCCGTACAACGGTGGAGTAACACTCCTAACACATGCCATTCAACTTAGACATAGTTGGCGCTTGCGAGAACATTCGTAAGGAAGCCGAAACTATGGCTGGCGAGAACTACGCCTATAATCTCAAGCGCAAGACTGGCGCTTTGGATTTCATTACTTCCCCCGAGAACGGTGGAGTAGATGCATCATTAATCTCTTACGATCAAGGTAAGAAGATCGCCACGCTGAAACTGCTCTATGATCAGCGTACCAAACCCTGTCAGATCTCCACCAACTGTGCGCAGAATGTCTGCGATGAAGGCGCTTCTCCGCTTCGTAAGCAAGCCCTTATCGAGATCTCAGGGTGTATTAAGACGCCTGTACGTGCATACAATAACGATGACATGGTAGCGCTGTGCAAAGACACTGGCGCATTCATGCGTGATCGTGGTGTTCACGACATCATCGCTGCCCATCAGAAACTCGATGAGCTTATTCTCGCTGAGATGGATAACCAGATCGGTGTCAACTATGAGTTTGATGGTACTACCACAGCTGCAGGAGCGTATAAGTCAATCCAATTGACAGTTACTTCGTCTTCCCAGAAAGTACCGCTGCCAGGTAACTTCGCTGAGGTTGTCCTGGACTACGAGAACAACCAGCTTAATGGTACTCCTGCTATCATCGGTCAGGGTATTGTTCAGCAGTTCTATAAACTGCATGACTGGTCCTGCTGTAATGCTACCACTCCTTACGGAGAAGAGAACATTGAAGGCGATGCACGGTTCTACTTAGACCAGGCCGCTAACTCGGTACTTGGATCTAACAAGTTCATCATGGCTGCGTACAGGATACTTCACCTGTTGACATTCAATGAGAACCGTAACATTATGATCAATGATGAAGCACAGGTTCACACCGTCATCAGAGATCCAATGGGTTATCCATTTGATTGGAACCTTGACTTCTATTTCGACAAGTGCGATAAGCAGTGGAAGTCAATGTATTCGCTCACCTGGGGAATGTTCAATGTGTATCAGCCCGATTCGTTTGCTGCTGCTGGTGAAGATTCATCTCCTGATGTGTCTCCTGATTGCAATGACGATCTCGATGGTATGCTTGGTGTGTTTGGCTACACAGCCACAACCGCTTGAGTTGCTATAGTGATTATATAACAATTGACAGAAGTATCCCCTCGAGATCAGGCTTATATGCTGTTGATCTCCCGGGGGTCGAACTGTCGATGCTGGATCTCCTGACAAAAGAGGACCAAGCGGATTATCTTGAGTTCTGGGAGATGATCTATGACAAAGCCTGGCAAGGCTTCGTATCCGATCTCACGCATCAACTGCAAGAAAAATTCTTCGTTGATTCCAAATTAGTTTCACGGGAAACATCTCAGTTCTTAACGGATGTCAATGCTGGAGGATTAGCCGGAGTTACTATAGAATTTCAATTACCACGCTATGCAAAGATGCATGTGGTATCGATTAATTTATGGAGCGCTCTTGACTATGCATCTCCAGGTATTGAGATCAAGATCTTCGATCAGGATGCAGATGGTGATGAACTGTACTCAGAGTTCCATGAGGTGACTGCCGGACTTAATACGATCTTCATCGATACTGATTTTGAGACTGACAAAATTCTTGTAGTATACGACTCTGACACCTATTCGCTCCGTCAAACCGAGATCAAGCGCTACTATAACACTACGTATAGTGACTATTCCTGTGATACCTGTGCCTTCGATTGTGGAGGGTACACGGGTCGCATCACCGAGTACAACGGAGGTGGACTTAATGTAAAGTACAATGTGTTCTGTTCGGTGGAGAAGTTCGCCTGTGAGAACATCAACCTGTTCAAGCAAGCGATATTCTATCGTGTAGGTCTTGAACTCCTATACGAGCGCATGTTCGGTAACCGTATCAATAAGTACATGACCATGACGATCGAACGCAAGGATGAGTTACAGCTCTACTTCAACACGGAGTACGAGAAGAACTTAACTCGTTCAGTGCGGAATCAAGGTATGGGTGAAGATCCATACTGCTTTACGTGTAAGGGTATAGTAACAGCAAGAGCAGAATTACCATAATGGCAAAGAAGAAAGGCAAACGTTGCGGATGTGGATGAAATCCGCAATATATCTGTCAAGTTAAGTGCAGCACTTAAGTCCGACAGGGCTAAACGTGTTGCAATCAATACGGTATTGGCTGTACACAAGAAACGAATCTTCGACCAGGGACTTGACGCTGGCGGTGCTGTCATTGGAACCTATAGCACGGAGCCTATTGATATCCCTCCACGCAAGCAAGCCCGTAATACGGGTAAGCGACATTTCGCCGGAGGATACGCTGAGTACAAGACCGCGATCGGTAAGAATCCTGGGTACGTGAACCTACAGAATTTCGGCCAGATGATGGCCGATTATGGTTTGATAGTCAATGGACAGGATTACGGTTTAGGCTATAACAATTCCCACAACTACGACAAGTCCATCTGGCTGCAGGATAAGTACAAGAAGGAAATATTCCATCATAGCCAATCAGAAATTGATCTGTTGATGAACGTGTTAATGTTCGAACTTAATAAGTAATGCCTGGGATCATAGACACCATATCGCTTTCGATGGAGGACTGGGTGCTAGACTACTTCGGTGACGTATCCGCTGACATGCACTTCAAGAATTGGGGGTTTGTCGAGCTTGCCTATCGTGGATCGAAAGGTAAGACAGGCAATACTTCTCAACAGCCCATACCAGTTACCATCAACGGTACAGGGCAGCGTGACCAGGTATCGCTGGATGACCGCTACGATTATATGCACTGGATCCGATGGCCAGAACCGCTGACATCCGTTGATTCAGAGGAAGACAGCTGGGGATTGAGAGCAGGGAAACGAATGCATTTACCCTTGCGTATTGTGGTGGCTACTAAAGTCGGTGTGGGAGAGAATTTTATTCTAGAGCTTGTTAATGGACTACCCGAGAACGTGGTCGTGCCAGGGTTCGACTTTGTGTTCCTGAATTCTGATTACTCCATTGATCCCGATCACGAAGAGATCTATCGTACTGAACTGGGCAACACGGTGTACGAACAACACCGTTTCGATTGGAATTTATACGTGATTAACCTGTCGGTGGAATTTGTACAGGGACTACTATGTATTGAAGGATCACCCGATGTACAGGGTAAGATATTTGACGAGACATTTGATTCAACTTTTGAATAATGGAATATAGCGACTACGTTGAAACTAGATCAGATGCCTCTACTCCTACAGGAGCTGAGTTAGTTGCTGTGAGTCAGGGAGGCACGGCTAAGAAGATGACCGCTTCGCAGATAGCTAACCTGGCAAGTGTGGCAGCGTGGAACACGACAACAGCAGGAACAGTACAACGCTCTACACAAGCACAGGCACAGGCAGTCGCCACTCAGGCGGGACTGGGATCTTCTTCAGGACAGGATGATGCCAGAGCGCCTTCAGAGTTAGGACTGCTCGACATGCTCATTCAACTGTTCAGCACAGCGGTGACCTGGGTAGCGAAGATGACTTTCACCGCTGCACCAAGATTTAATTCAACAACAGCTTCTCAGTTTCTACGGGTAGATTCCAACAAAGATCTCGAGTCCGTGGCTGCAGCTACGCAGGCAGAGATGGTCACGGGTACGAACGACACCAAGCCAGCCACTGCCAAAAGCGTTGAAGACAAGCGGAGTATCACGCTGAAGTCGTTCTCCAACTCAGCGACAGGTTCAAGCACGATAGATTGTTTGAGTTCACAAGAGGTGACGGTATTTTATAATACAACAGTGACAGGGGCAATTACCATTGCACTCAGTAACGATTCTAACTTAGAAATATTAAACGTTGTAATTCCAATAACAGGTTCTGGCATAGGGATTACAACACCAAGTACTACCAGAATGTCGCGGTATACAGAGGTGAGTGCTGGAGATGGGTGGTATCAATCGACAAAAATTTTACAGGTATCAAGTGTTGGAACGGCTGATACGCATGAGCTTTCTTTTAAGAGAGTATCAGCAGGACCTACATTCAATTTACAATATGACGGACCTTTTAGAGCATGAGTTTACTACGTCACCATAACCTATTAGGCGGACCATTTCCGCTACCGTATTTATACACTTATGGAACGGTTCCTGCTGATAATACCTCTAATACTTCTTCCCCAATGACTCCCTATGTCTCTATAGGAAGCATCGGCATGAGACAAGGGGATTTAGTTCATGTGTCAAACTATGTAGGTGATAGTAATAGCAGAACGTTGACAATAACAGCGGGTGGTCAGACGTGGACCACCACTAAGGAGCGTAATGGTGGTATTCCGGAGATATGGACAAGCTGGTGTACGTTTAACGGGACCTGGTCAGCAGACCCAACATTTGCAATCTCAGGTTCAGCGGTAATGAAGTCTACGCAGATGTTTATCATCAGACCTCCAAAGGTTAACGCGGTATGGACTGTAGATCAAGGCCCGACATTTAACACTACAGGAGGCGCATCTGTAACACATGTGGTAACCGGGGTAACAAACACTATGAATAATAATATCACTATCGCAAGATTAATAACGAATACCACAACGGGTACATATAATGCGCATAGTCCCCTGTCATGGGTGCAAATTGGGACAGCTAACTTCAGGAACACTGGGCCGAACAATAAGAATGGTATGTATTTTATTTTAAACCAGCGCGTTCCCTCTGCCACAGGTAACTTAACGGTGACCACTAATGCGCTGGGTAACGGATTTGGCACAATGCATTCACTTTACTACACTTAAAAAAATATAAAATGGCAACATCAATCACTCCCGAACAAATGACAGCACTGGAAACCCATCAGCGGCATAAGGATATTTCAAAACAATGGGTTAAAGACATCGCAACTTTCCTCCGTGGCACTGCGAATGGTGATGAGACTTGGGCAAAGAAAAGAATTATCGCGGCGGGTGTTGCTCACCATCCTAACTCCCAGGATTACGGAGAGTGGATCGCGCAGATGACTGCTACACTCAAAGGGGCAGTGGTGTGGGATGGGGTCGATGCAGAGATAACACCAGAGAACCTGGATGCCACGGTTGATTTCCTGGTAACGGGAAATAACTACGATACTATGGCCAATGACATTTACACACTCAGAGCTTCAAGAATAGAGTTCTAACATGGCAACCAAGAAAGCAGTACTGGAGGATGATGATTACGAACCCGCTGTAGTCATAGGAATGATAATGGCCGCACGAACAATTGCTTCAGATTTAGATTCCCGTAAACGACAGTTTGCCCGGATTGTGTTAACCAATCCGGTAGACTATATCCCCATATTCAAGTATCTCATCATCGTAAATCTTGACACCACAAATTGGGGTTCAATGAGCGAACCGCAGAAAATAGCAGCCACAGAAATAGAGGCCTATAATGTATTCAGTCAAGCAGGAAACATAATATAAGATGGCACAGAAATCAGACGCAGATCTTCAGATCCAACGCGCACAAATAGAAGACGAGACAGCTATAGGCGCTAACACGGCATCCAGGATTGGACAGATGCATGAGGATGAGATTGATTCCAAGATCAATAACGACAAGATTATTGACGAGGACAACATGGCCTCTGATAGTGCTACCAAAGTTCCCACGCAGCAGAGTGTTAAGGCGTATGTAGATGCCAGTACTGGTGGTCACGTTATCGAAGACGAAGGAACGCCATTAACCCAACGAACTAAGTTAAACTTTGTAGGCGGGGGCGTAGCGGTTACCGACGATTCAGGAGACGATGCCAGCGTGGTGACAATTCCTTTACAGGGGGTTCGATCCGTAGCGGTAGCAAGTACTGCAACACTAACTCCAGACCTGGACAACTATGACTCTTTCACTGTTACTGCGCAAGCCGCGGGGCTAACGATAGCAAATCCAACCGGGACCTTACAGGATATGCGTGAATTTACGATACGTATTAAAGATAACGGAACACCACGTGTAATAAGCTACGGCACACAATACAGGCAGATGGAGATTAGTTTACCTGTACTTACCATAACAAGCAAGTACTTATTCCTCCAGTGTAGTGTAAACACTGTAGATACTAAAATGGATGTAGTAGCAGTAGTCAACGAAATATGATCTGGTCACAGAAGAAATACGGCATTCCTGCCACACCGAATTACGCCGCACTAACAGGTGCGGATGTGTTCGATTCTACCGGGCTGGTATATAACGCCACAAATTCATATGGACAGGTAAATTCATTTGGTGTCGTCGTACTATGGAAATCGCTTATAAATTCCAGTAAAACATTTACAGGAATAGATTCAAAAGGGGCCGGAAATTTATACTTTGAGAAAAATAAAAGGGCAAATGTAATACATAATACAGGCGCTGGGTTATTCAGGCAGGCTAGCGCAGTACAGTCTAGAACAGACTTTAGCTATCTGTGGCACCATGCTTCAGGGTTCTCAAGCATGAGATGGACTGTTCATTGTGTGGCCAAGTTTGGAATGGAAGATTTTTACGGATCGCTGTTTTCGATACTGGCTAACAATCAGGGCGGCGCGGCAAGGCCTGGAGTACTTATATATCAAGGCGATCGCTTAGCCGCTTCACAAGATGACACAGTAAGCGTTCAAATAACAAAAGCCACAGCGGGGAATATAATTAATAGCACGAACAACAATAAGGTAACTTCTGGTTCGTGGCATTTAGTTACGATAGAGTTCAACGGATCGCTTGGTGCTACAAATTCTGTAATACTTTATGTCGATGGGGTGTTGCAAACTATCACCACGACATCAGCGTCAACTACAACAAACATAACGAACTTAGATGCACTTGAGATTATGGGGTTGGGTGGTGCTGCATTAACTACAACATCCTTTAAAATGTCACACTTGATTATTCAGAATGTGGTGGAATCTTCAGGGGTTAGGAATACGATCATGTCAGAACTTGGGGCATGGACGTCTTATTTTAACGAGTCTGATAATGGTAATGAAATTACAACTTCTGGACAATTAACAAAGTTAATTCAGGAGAACCGATACTACCTGACCGCTAAAATTATACAGGATGTAACTGACGACAATAAAATGGTTACCCTATTTACTAATGGCACAAACGCCAACGGGAATGCTGGGAAACGATTGTCTATAATCAAAAGCACTAATTACGGTAAAACATGGGGGGCTATTTCTACAGTATACGATCCGGCTGGAACTGAATTTGTCCAGTGTAGTACAGCTGGAGTTACCCCAGCTAATAAATACGTGTGCATTTTTAATACGAATGTCAACACTTCTGGTACTGTAATAGCTAACCCAACTAAGCTATATGTTACATTTTCAACTGATCAGGGGGCAACATGGTCCGCACCTGTAGATATTACATCTTCAGTTCCATCTGACAGTCTTAATAATTTCAGTTGTGAGAGTCAGGTAATTTGTAATAACGGTCGCATACTGTTTGTGTTGAATAAACAAACTGACCCAGGCGTAAGCACCAATTCAGCCAATTATTGTATGTACTCCGATGATGACGGGGCGACATGGGCAACTACCACTATCCGGGCATCGCATTCAGACTATGTTACAGAAGCTGCGTGTCTTCATCTTGGAGGTGATAATATATATGTATTGATTGGAAGTTATCAGGACAACGAATGGAGATGTTTTACAAGTTCTGACAATGGTGATACATGGACATACGAGGGTCTTATGGATTTCACAACTTCAGACACTACACCGTCCACGCTACACAAATTTAAAATTAATAATACAGAAGTAGCGAGGTTTAATTACTATGTACATGGTTCATTCACCTATAAATCATCCTATGCACTGGTAGCGGATCTTTTGACTGATCCATTAACGGCTTGGGCCTTAAAACAGGTAACCATGAATCAGTTTATAATGCATGGTGACTTCTGCCATTATAACAATGGTATAGAAACGATATTTGTTACACCTGTTCAACCGGATACATTTTCAGGAACTATTGATTCAATGGGCTACGGTTACGGATTGGTGCCTGTTTTAACGTCACTTGTGCCGTAAAAAACATTACAAATGAAATATTTAATTCTCCTGTTGTTTCCCCTGTCACTGCTGGCGCAGGACTCGCTACACATAGAAGAACTCGGTGTGTACGTGAAAACAACCGAAACGCCTCCACCCATCCCCGTGGATTCCTTCCTTACTATTGATAATGCCGTGAAAGGCATTCAGGGATACCAGCATAATTATACGGGTAGCTGGACCGAAGGAACCAGTGCCAATTGGTATGCCAGTACATTAACCTACACAGCGAATGGAACTGTAACCTTCCGCTTCAATGGAACCAAAATTGAATGGTACACGGAGAAAGGGCCGACTCATGGTAAGGTAGGAGTAACGGTCGATACTTCACCAGAAGTTATCATCGACCTGTATGCTCCTGCATTTGCTCAGAAGGTAAAAGTGTTTGAGCGTATCACCACGCAGGATATTCATACGATCAAGCTACGCTCAACTGGTACAAAGAATCCTGCATCCAGCAACACGTATTTGCTAACGGACTTCTTCAAGATCAAAGATCCTGGGTTTGTACCTGATACTGTACCGCCTATTCCTCCACCAGTAACTGGTGATATCATCGTATCACCCGGGCAATCCATCAAAGCCGCAGTAGAATCAGCGGCATCGGGTAAGGTCGTAAGTCTATTGGAGGGTACTTACAACGAGAACCTAATCAATGTGCCGGTAGGAGTATCCGTGGTTGGGGCTGGTAAGCTGAAGACTATTATCAACTTCACCGGAAGCATGCCACAGCAATCCGAGGCAGCGATGTTCCAACTTAAAGGCGGATCTCTGGTCCGTATTATGCCGATGACTATGGGTATCACTGGCATCATGCTACTGGTTCTCTTGTGGTTAATAGCTAACTACGGACCGTGGGCAGCACGAATTAAAATAATAGTTACATCAGTCATCGTCGTTATCATTATTGCAATCATCATCTACATTGTTAATGCTCCCAGGGCTTCTCAACAGGCAGCGGGTAACCAAACCATATCCGGGTTTACGATAAATGGAAAGTTTCAATGCAACGGTGGCATTATGGTAGACGGTAGGGATGCGGTCAAGATATTGGATGTCAAAGTACAGGAAACAACCTACTTCGGAGCATGGTTAAAGAACACAACGGGTAGTGAGTTTGCTAATAACGAACTAATAAATGGTAGTTGGGCTTCTGTTGGATGGGTAACCGGCGAACTTTGTGTGCATAATATTACTAACACTATCATCCATCATAACTTCTTTAAGACTACACGCAATGATAAAGGATACGGTATCAAAGCACTGTGGCCTGATGGAACTGTAACTAATTCAAAGTTCTATAATAACAAGTTTGAATTGACACACTTCTCTCTATGGAACAATGGGTCAGCGCCGAACATTGATATTGAACTGCATAATACGTTCTACAATGGCATTGAGATCTATGAGAATGACTTCTCCACGATGGGGTTATCATTAGCCTCTCACAGACCGACTAAAGGAGGTAGGACCATCGTACGCAACAATCGTTTCGTATGGTGTTCAACCGCTCACATCGAACTGGTATGCTCCAACATAACCATTGGTCCGGGTAACGTGTTCAACGGAGCGCCGATGCTGACGGCGAATTTCCAGCCCAATGGAAAGTGGACGGATATCATCGTAACCGGTAATACCTTCACCAGTAACGGGGCGAATCCATCCTGGGGAGGAACGCATTTGATAGGTGCTAACGGAATGGACATGACCATTACCAACAACACCTACAATCATTTAGGTGGCTATACCTTTGTAAAGCACATGGGGGCGCCTGCGAACAGTACAATAGTGGATACAGGCAACACCAAGAACCAATGAATATAACATTCACCGAAGACATCGAAGCTGGTAATTATATCCTGCTTCCTGAAGACGGATCTCCTGATCCTGATGAGCCGTGTATATGTCTGGCCCAAGCCGGTACAACAACCACACTACCTGCTGGATCTCCGGCTGTAGTCACTTCACGGCTTGTAGATGATATAAATTACTTTGATTTTAAAATTCCGCAAGGAATTCAGGGCATTCAGGGCATACCTGGACCAACGGGGCCACAAGGTCCTCCAGGCACAGGTGGTGGGTCAGGCGGTGGAACGCTTAAAGGTTACTTTGATGTCACTGCATACGGTGCTAAAGCCGATAGTACGTTCGATTGTGCGCCAGCATTTCAGGCCGCCATTGATGACGCCATCAGAGCGAAAGGAACGGTATACATTCCAGCTACAGGTGCTGGATTCAACTACTATAGATTAAACAGCGGGTTAAATATCGTTGCTGATCCTAAGTACCCGGATAATCAGATCAACATACGAATAACTGGTGATGGTCACTTGGCCCGACAGATAGTTTATCACGGTCCGAGCAACGGCTCCGTGTTTAAAATAATAGGGATGAAAGGTGGCTACTTTGATAATGTAAAAGTAAACATTGCTGCTGGCGTTACCGGTGTTAAATGTTATGACATAGGAACAAGTGCTTACGCAGGTTCAACAGGTGGATTTTCTTTCCGGGATTGTCAAGCATTACTCAACTCAGGCGAAGGTAATACAGGGTGGAGAGTTGGCGCTGTATCCGCTGGCAGCGGTGCGGACATTTCAAACATTACGTGGAGCAATTGTACCGTTGGTGGTGGACGAGTCTACGGGTATCCGGGACAGTATGGTTTTCACATCAATGGTGGAAATTCCTTACAGTTTACTTGGGTGGGTGGTGGAGCCTACTGGTGTGAGAATGCTTTCCGTTTGGATGCAGGTGGCTGTATGTATTGTTATGGTGTGGGTGGATCCGGTAACGCAATTGACTTTAAACAGAACTATGTAAACTCGCTTACAGTTGATGGAAATCGTTGGGAAAATGGAAAATTATTCTTAGATGTATCGGGTGCTGAAGGACACTCAAATATAATGATCTCAAATCTTCACTTAGGAGATTATCGTCCAACGGACGGATACCTTTTCAGAACTAAACAGCCTGGAACCCTTATCATAGATGGATTATTCTTTTATAATGAGGGGCTTCGGTTAATGACTGCTCCAATAGTACTCTTAGAGAGCAACTTTCATATCGGAAACTTCCACATGAGAGGAGGAGCCGTAATGAGTAATGCTGCTTCACTTATACAGGTCGTTAGCCCTATCAATTGGAAAATAAGAACAACAACAGTAGGTAAAATGACTAAAGGATATTATTCGGATGCTTATTTCCCCGATATAACAACTTAACTTTAAACAATAAAAATTATGGCACTAGCAGGAACAATGAACACCACGCAAAAGATGCCTTTTACTTTTGCACCGGATCAACCACTCGATGGACCTCTCACTTCTGTAGTAGAGGGAGATGCAACGGTAACAGTTGATGACCCGGAGACTGGCCTCACGGGCTTTATCGTATCGGGTGAAACAGCCGGAGCGGATGTAGTGGTAACTTTTACCGGTGACGGTGAACTTGGCCCAGGTGTAGCACACTTGCAGGAAGTGGTTACCATCACCATCACTGCACCGAATGCAACTACGCTTGGTGGAACACTTGGAACACCAGTACCGAAAGAAGAGATAAATCCGCTGAGTAAAGCGAAGAAAAAATGAAAGTCAATATCATCTTTGAGTCTGTCAAAATCTACGATGTCGGGGATCGCCTCGATGTCGTAGTAGGACAGGCGTTCGGCATCGAAGTATTAGAGGCTGAACCTATGCCAGAGATATTCACTAACCGGGATCCTATCCTGGAGATTGACAACGATGGCATTCATGCAAACGCACTATCACTCGGAGAATCGATCATCCGGTTTATGGATGGCGTTACAGTGGTGAAGGATTTAACAATTGCAGTTGTTGAAGCTACTTCTCCTAACGCTACTACACTGGGTGGTATACTCGGTGATCCTGTACCAAAATGAAATTACTCCTCCTGCTGATTCTACTGTCTGCTTGTAGCGCTACGCGACAACGGACAGTAGTAGTCAGCGTGTATGAGTATCCCATGCAACTCGATTCGGTAAAGATACCGGCAGATTCGATAGTTCATTACCGTCAGGAGATCCGCAAGCAGGAGAACAAAAAGAACTTCTGGAAGGGAGCCACCATCACCATGCTGCTGTTCATCCTACTGGAAATATTCCTCACTATATGATCGCATTTTCTTACGGTATAATGGTAGCGATTTCCTTTGTCACGCTGATAGGAGTGATCTACTCATGGATTGAAATGAAATTCGATCAGCGTTCGACAGTGGTATTTGATATGGATGGAGTTCGTTCCCCTGAAGAAATGAAGATCATCCACGAATACTATCTTCCCACCAGAGCAGCGGTGTTGATCCTGTTAACAATGGCCGCGGATATCCAAGCCTTCTGGCCATGGCTGGCGCTGTTTGTATTCTGTATGTCCATCTTCTGGATATGCTTCGATATCTTCTGTGCAGTGGTATGGCTGGGTAAGCCCTGGTATTATGCGGGAGATCCTCCACCGTTCGGGTGGGATCCTATACTGTTCTTCTTTCTGAAGGGAGCCATCCTGGCGGCAAGCTTATGGATCTACATCCGGTTGTCGACATAAAATAAAAGGGGCCGAAGCCCCCGTTATCACAATTAAAGCAGAACAACAGAATTGATTTCATTAATGAGCGCTTTCTTATCCTGTTCCATCAACTTCATTATGTCAAACACTTTTTCGCTGAAGCCAGCAAGCGCATAGACATTGTGTTGTGGGAACTGCATGGATCCGTATCCTTGCAAGTCAAACGAATATACAAAAGGATCAGCCTTCAACTTTTGTTTGTATTGATTAAAAGTTGACACTGGTGAGTTACCACCCATCCACCCTTGCATATCAGACAGGATTATAATCCGATCATACGCTTTGTTAGCGGTCTGAAAGATTGCATGGAAGTTAGTTCCACCTGAAGAAAACTTCACCGAGTTTGCGATAGTGATCACTGAATCAGAGGAGTTAACGTTCACGTATTTAGCGTTCTCTTGAAACAGAATCAAATCGCAATCATTGGACTTCACCAGCACCGCTGCAAAGAGCGACCCTATCTGCGCTGGCTTGCCATTCATCGAGCCGGACACATCCAGCACCACCAGGGTCCGTCCATCGAATTTAGGCACATTCGCACAGGCGATATCCACGGCTTGATTTAGGGCCTTTACAGTAGCTCTCACCTCTTGTGAGGAATCCAGCTTGTTAATTTCCTCAAACGCAGTGGTGAAACGGAAAGGCAGTACCAGTGACTTCCTGATCAGCTTCTCATCAACGAGCATCTCCAATGCTTGATCCAGCACCTCTGGAGCCTGTTCAATGATGTTCCGCAGGTTCCGTAACAGGGCGAAGTAGCCGATCTTCCTGGTGAGGATAAGCTCCTTCCACGCATCCGACTTTGCCTCCGCTGCATCCTCAGCCTTGCCAGCCTCGGATAGCTTGGCCTCCCAGGTATCTTCAGACTTCAGCGTACCCGCTATTAGGGAGGCTAGCGCCTTCGCGTTCTTATCGACTGGCGTTGGGTGCAGGATGTTCGCTGCGTCCACCAGTGAGAATCCCTTGCCCTCTCCACGGTACTTGGCCAGCTGGTAGCCATCGAACTTGTCGAAAGCTTTAGCCAGACCAGCCTTCATCGCGTGAGTCATCTTGCCCTTGGCATAGGACAGGATCTCGGTGATATCGTCAGGCCGGTACACCACGGAGTTATAGAAGCCTTTAGCACATGGATTACCCTTGAGGAACCCCCCTAATTTCACTGCCGCTACGTGTGATATGGATCGCATACCAAACTTGGTACGTCCATACACAATGGCCTTGGCCGCAAATTCAGGATTGATCTTAGGCAAGAGAGACTCTAATCTATCGAAGCCAGTTTCTTCCTTCTGGTAGAACTGATTTTGCGCGAATGAAGTAAGCAGGATGGAAACGAATTCCAATTCTGGTGTCTGGGAGAAGGCCTCGCCTCCGGCCAGGTTGGTCACCTTGGTAGGTGATTCTTTAACATTGAACTTTGCCATATAATTAAAATAAAAAGGTCACTAATCATCCTCTGATAGTGACCCTTCAATAACATGACAGGAAATACCTCAATCGGAAATTTAGCGCTCTACCATTGAGCTACTGGGTTTCCCCAGATTGGATTCGAACCAATAACCACTCGATCCACAGTCGAAGTAACCGATTAATCGTCACTGTCAAGATCATTGATAGGAGAAATCGCTGCTGGGAGTGTTTCATTGCTCGAAGTATCCCAATGGCTCGTCACTATCAAATATGTATAAGAGGAAATAATGTAGCTGGGTGTTTTCTGTAAGCTTTCGAAGTAACCCAACTGCTCGTCACTCTTAATGTTTTTTTTCAATAAATTCTTGTACGATCCGTCTGATCATACTGGACACTGTCCTCTCCCCGTAATCGGGGGCCATCTTCTTTAATTTTTTGACCCATTCGTGGTCTATCCAGAAGTTGAATCTCGTCATGGCGGTAGCAAGGTACAAAGGTGCGTATTAAATACATACAATTTTATTAACTATATTTACATATGCCTATACTATACCTAATCCTGCTGCTGGCCATACTGGGTGTGGTCATGTATCTAATCAACAAACATGTACCAATGGACGAGCCGTATAAGAAGCTACTTAACTGGGTAGTCATCGTCGCTGTAGTTATCTGGCTCTTGCGCGAGTTCGGTGTGTTTCATTACTTACGTGACATCACCGTCTAAGCTGGATAAACCATACTACTCCGCAGAAGGTAGTGAACATCACCATCAGGTACACACCGTACATCATCTCCTCATTAGTCTTGGCGTGTGAATACCACATCGGTACAATGATGAAGGCCAGTGAGATGATCACGCCTAACATGATGCAGAGGAGGAATCTACCAGCATAATACCAGATCGATACATCGTTTGGTTTTTCAAATGGATCCATTATGTTTAGTTATAAGTGAACATATATAATATCTTGTACTCTCCCACCCTTCTGCTGGTAAACACATAACTATATTCTCAAGGCATTTCAATAGTTCCGCTTTGTCAACCTGAAGTTGTTCACATTTATAATATAACTCATCTTTGACCTTTATTATTTGCTGTAGCCTCTCATTTTCTGATCGGGAAGCGGTAGCACCGTGTATGTAACCCTTTGCGTACATACGTTCATCATAGTCTGAGTGTCCCTGTCCAATGGAATACTTTCTAGCCTCGAGTACTATTTGTTCGTCATCCATCACGATACTATGATTGTTCGGTTGACTAATTTCGCTCCAGGTACGTCAATGCCCTCCATCAGATCGTGTTTGAGCCTTGCCTCATTCAGGTCAAAGTAGATCAGCGGGATCTTGGTGAGGTCAGTCACCGCTACTTCACGCTTGTTACGTGTATGTCCGTTGACCTGTACTTCTGTCTCTGCCAGCTTGCGCTCCAGTGTCTCAGGCTTGGTGATACGGCTATCCTCCAGTATCCGATACTTAGCTACAGCAGCGATACGCTCCTGCTCAGTATACCAGCTGTCCATCTGTTCCTTGACTTGCTTGATACACGCCTCCAGTTTCTCTTCCAGCGGCTTGAAGTATTCACGAATCTGCTTGGTAGTTTCCAGCGATGGCTTGAGCGACTTATCCTTGAGTGCCTTCGCTTCCTTCTCAGCCAGCTTGAAGGTTTTGAGCAAGCTGCCACCAGCCTCAAACTCTGCCTTGCTGTTACACTTGTAATCTGTTGCGCGGTTGATTTCACTCTTGAGTGATTTCTCCATTTTTACGATCTCTTGCATTATTCTTCTATGTTTAAAAAGTTAACGTATCTTTTATAAATATCTGATTCCTTACCAAATGTCCACCTGACTACAGGCTGAACCAACCACTGCAAAACAACAAGTATCAGTACGATGATGAATAGCATTAACAATCTGATGACTGTCCATACTACCGCTGCTATTTTTTCCATCTGTTTTCAAGGTACTGTAAAACGTACTTGGCAAACTCGGTGAGAAACTCATGGTCATCGAACATGAAAATCTTTTCCTTTCGGATAACAGCGAGGTCATATCTTTCCTTCAGACGCTTGGCTGATTCTTTATTGAACTGGATCATTTTTTCCATGACTTAAACCTGTAATAAAAATCTTCCCAGCTCTTCACAATCACGTATATGCCACCAGCCCTTTCTAATCTGGACTGAAATTCTTTTTGGACTTCACTCTGTGTATCCCGGCCAATCTTCACTTCGATCGAATAGATCCGTCCTTTGAGAACAATCTGCAAATCTCCCTGACCAACGTTATGTCCTGGTAGCCACATGCCCTTCATCTGACGAGTACGACCGATCACATCCACTACCGTAGCTCCGTTACGGAATCTTCCTTCGGATCCGGTACGCTGACACATGATGCCTTGAATTGTACAGAAGTCAAGGATGGCCAGGGTCAATCCATTGGCCGTCTTGTCGGAGTATACCTTGCGATAACGGCCATGTTCAGGTACGTTCGGATGCTTGGCCAAGTCGTACTGGAAGCGGGCTTCAGTTAGGTCTTTGAGTGTCATGTTTGGAGAGAACTTCTTTAGCTTTTAACAACGTTGGATTTTCCATTGCTGCTTCGTATTGGTATGATTCAACCATGTCATTCAACGCCTCAAGTAGTTCCGCTTTGTCGGCTGCTAGTTTTTCACATTGATATACGTAGGCAATATACAGTTCCTTCAGTCGCTCGTTCTCTGCCTTGAGCGCAGCGAGTTCATCCCTCAGTGTTTTATCCCGCCTGTCATTAGCGGCTGACATACCGTAATAAGCTTCCATGTCTTCGGGTGTCATATTTTCCTCCGTTTCCGTAAGTACCACCATCCCAATAGCAATCCAGCGATGAGCAGGATCACCGTACCTGTGAGCGGAACAGGTTGTCCTGTGCGTGGATCAACTTCCCCTGGATTCCCCGGAGGTTGTGGTTGAATTAGTGTGTATGTCATCGGTAATAAAAAGCATCCTGTAATTTCTCAGGGTCCGACTCTACGATGTAGCCTCTAATGGTTACATCAGGGTTGTACCCGAATCGATATGAGCTTCTACTTTCATATCCGTAATTAATTTCAATATTCATTGGATCAATCGTAGCCACCACAATATTATCTTTATTGACAATGTACAACTTGGCCCTCTCAAGATCCCCATCAACATGGACGAAGTTCTTCACTTCTTCCGGCTGATATATCTCTATACGATCCGACTTCTTAACTATTTCCTTCCCCAGGAATGGCAACGCACTCAGGGAAGGTATTATCGCCAGGAATTGACTTCTGTTCATTTGTTTCTATTCGTTTACGCGCTGCATATTCTCGTTGATACTCGGCTTCCTTGTCAGCCCGTGTGTACTTAGTGCGAGTCCGATAGACCCGCTGATATAATTTACGTTCTTCTCTTGAATACATTACTCTTGAATTAGTTCTAACTCAGGTTCCTTACCTCCCTTAATCGTGTGATAACCATTGAAATTTAACTTGATCTTAGTTCCGTCCTCAAACTCAATCAAGAGTTTATTGATATCACATTCATAGCAATCGACAATGCGCTTGCCTTTCAGGTCTTGGGGTAGGATGTTCATTTTTTGGTTCCTCGTTTAATTAAGTCTGCTAATGCGTCTTCTTTGTTTTGTTTTGTCTGCAGTGCATAGAGATGCCAACGCATCACCACATCCTCAGGCAACCTGGAATTGATCGCCTTCCTTGATTTTTCTTTGTCTTTCATTTTGGTCCAAGTTTTAATATAGAATCCTTTTTGTTCTCGTAATGTTTTCGCAGCACCAGGTGGATATCGATCAGGTGATTCAACTCTTCTCTTCCTTCCTTCAGGTAATCCGGGTAATCCAGTACCGGCAGGAAGAACAACGGGTGGCCTACTACCTTCTTAGCCTGACCAATAAACTCAAAGCTCTTAATACCCGGGGCTGACATATACAATGCAGCTTGCCGGAAATAATCGAACTCACGGCTCTTCTTAAGAAAGTCATCCTCGCTCGTACAACTGGTTCCCTTAAGATCCCATACCTTCTGCGCCTTGCGTATATCGAGGTACATAAGTATAAGCGCACCACGATAAATAAACTGAATCTCGACCTCTGTCTCGGCTCCACGTAAGATCGGCTTAACTCTAGGATCCTCACGGAAGCTCTTCGCCATCTGTCCGCACAAGTAATCATCTTTCTCCAGGACTGTTTCTTCTTCATCGGGTTCTAATGCTCGTTTATGATGCTCTGTACCAAAGGTTAGAAAGGACTCGGACCCGAACCACTGGCTCTCTCCGATCAGCGCTCGTTTCAACGTACTCAAGTATGAGTTGCTGATGTGAGGCTTGTCCGTACGCACTACGTGTGCAAGGTGTAACACTTTCTCAACTCCGGTTTTAGCCTTCATGCCTATTGGGATCAAGTAACTTCTCAAAGTTCTGCCGTTGCTCCAGGTGAGCCATCAGTCCGTCCACACCGTCCTTGTGCTGCTCGGCAGCAAACTTGGACATTACCATCAGGCACAGCGCCATGACAGATTGCTTATGGTCCTCGTTTGATTTCTCCAGGTAATCAAAGCAAGCTCTTGCCAGCTCCAGTATAAGCGGCTTCTCGGGAGATGAACCCCCAAGTTCAACGAGTATATCTATATGATCTTTTCTCATAGCGCTTCAAGTTGTTCAGCTAACCGCTGAGTTTGGTCTTCAACATATGACTCGGAACAAGTGATAAGATTATCACCATAATGGGCGGTATCGAATCCAACGATCCAATGACCTTTGAAGTCTTCAGGCCAGCTAAAGCCATCCGGCATTTCTCCATCGTGATAGTGGTTGCTATATGTGAGTCCACCGTGAACGTCCACAGGGATATCATAATAAGGTACACCATAATACTTGTGTCCTTCAGGGATAGCAACGTAACCACATCCCCAGCCTGCCTGCATGTATGCTCTCATACCACCCCATGGTGCTGGTCTTACTACTGTCTTCATAACTCTCTAAGGTTTGAGATTCGTACTACATCTTCCAGTAACTCGATGATCTTCTCCTGATTCTTGACTCTGACATTGATCTTGTAATACCACAGGACAAATTCCCTGACCAGCACAAAGACAACGATAGAGAGTACTACAAAGGCAACAATGAAAATGGCTGTTGTTGCCGGATTGAAATTATTATAGTTCATAGTTTGCGACTCTTAAGTTCTTGTCTAAATATTTTTATCCACTTAACTTTTCCACCGAGATACCCTCTAGGTATAGTCATTTCTCCTTTACCATTCAAACACCTGATCACATTCTTGATGTGGTCGGTAGTCATATCCTTTACAGGTAGATGTCTCTTATCAGCGGTGATCCATACTGGACCACTGTCAATTGTGAAATCCAATTCATCGCGATCCCTGTAATACTCTGCCATGTTTCCCATATACGTTGTGTGATCTTAAAGATCTTCGACCGAGTCGGGGAGGAGGAAAGACCCTCTCTGTAAAACCCCCTCCCGTTCCCAGTCTAGGTTTAGGACTTTATTATGACTTATTCATTTTTGTAAATATTCAGTGTGGTTTGCATCCCTCTAATTTTTGCTTTTAAATCTTTTATCTGTTCCTCTAGAATCTTGTTTTTATCCCTTTCTACTTTTAAAGCCATCCTGAAATCTTTACGTTGACCGACTACCCCCAACTCTCGTTTTTCAATTTGCTCGATCTCTGCCTGCATACCGATCTGAGTTATCCTAAGAACCTCTTTAAGTCCGTCATTTTCTTGTTGGAGCGCCTCACATTTGAAATAGAGCTTATCTTTAACATCAATAACATCATTCAATCTCTCCTGTACCAAGACGAGATCATGGGTATCAAGTGATCCATGAATAAAGCCAGCCACATAAGCATCATACATTACGTTATCAATATCATGGAATGTATTTTTTTTAACGTATTCTTTTGCAGATTCTTCTTTATTCATAATTTTTTTTAGTTGAGATGAACCTCTCTTTTAAGACTGAGTCGGGGAGGAAAACCCTCTCAAATAAACCTCCCCGGTCCAGTTCAGGTAATCAAAAATGGGGGGACAGATGAGAGACAGTCGTAACCCATCACGGAAATCCCTGTATGACACCCATCCCCTTTTCTTGTGTGAGGTATACTACCTCTTCTTCCCTTTCCCAGCAAACGCTGATACCTTTGCAGGTACTTTCACCGGAGCCTTAGTAGGTACAGGAACAGGGACCTTAGGTCCTTCTGCAATCGCAGCAGCGCCTTGTGGTGACTTGGCGATGTTGTCCTTCTTGTACTGAGGCAACAGATCAAAGTTGTCCACATCGAAGTTATCCAGGTCCAGCACGAATTGATCGGTGTAGGATGGATACTTCTTCTTGGCCTGATCCTTACCCAGCGGCATGAGCGACTTGATCTCCACGTTCATGTAATCGCCTGACTCAATCAAGGCGATGTTCATCTGGCACATCGTGCCAAGCAATGAATCGAGTTCTTCGTCCTTGCCCCACTTACGGCCCAGCATCTCTTCGATGCACTTCAGCATCGCGGATCCTTTACCGATCGTGTTGCCGAACTTACGATCAACGAGCAAGGGTTGTTCTCCCTTGTCCTCATTGAAGACGTGTAGGTCATGCTCTTCCAAGAGTTCCCACACGAACTCAACCTTGGCTCTGCCGTCTGGTGCATAGTTGTCGACCTGTTCACCATAGTCGAGAATCTGCACTAGCCGTGCGATGTGAATACCTGGCTCGGGATTGATACGAGCGCCTCCTGATTTTTTAGCTTTCATAGTTTTTAAAACTTTTATTAGCTTGTTCTGGCAATATTGCCATTATCTTTAACCCCACTGGGTGGCCATTGCATGCGCAATCCCCCTGTAAGTTGTTGAACGTTCCTTCCATCTCGTTTCTGATGGTCCCATCTTCCATACCCGTTGCTCACGACCCTCGACAATATTTGTCGGAACCAGCTCGGGTAGGTTGTACTCCCAAATGCAGGTCGCTTTCATTTCACCGTGACCGAACTGCCATGGGTGAATGATCTGCGTGTACTTCGGGATCCTAGCATGTTTGTGCGGGATCGGATTCTCGATGGCCACCTTCTTGCCACTTTCTCCCAGTCTCACAAAGTAGTTGAAGAATTCAACGGCTGCATCAAGCTCACTCCACAAGTTGCGTTCAGCAAGCCATCTGACTCCGCTGTTAGCGATCCGTGTGCAGGGAGGATGAGCAATGATCAGATCAAACGCTGTCATGTCTATGTTCATCACATCTCCCTGACAATGCTTACCCGGACGTTCCGATGGAAGCAGGTCGCAGGACCATGCGTCATGTCCACGGGCCGTAAATGCATCCCGCACTATACCGCTATACTCACAGGCTACCAGTACTTTCATAACATTGACTTTAGTTCGGCCTTGATCCTACGTGCTGTTTCGCCGCGCCAGGTTTTAGCGTTGACAAGGAAATAATTCACGACAGTCCTGCCATCATCAGCTCCATAGTTCTCATCGACAGCATGCATAGTCAGCATGGCCTGAAGATACGGCACGGCTGCAAAGTACGGTGGCTGCCAGTCCACGCAAATTTCAATGGCAATCTCTCGTAGTGTTCTCATGTTAGTAGAAGCGAAACCGGGACTTGAGGTAATCTCCTCCCGGAACTCGCAGTTTTTGCTTTTAAAAGCTTTTATCGTTTGTGATAATAGTTTACATATGAATTCGGATGCGACTGAAACCCACCTTGATGGTAGTACCGGTACTGAACAGATCCTGTGCGTCTGGTCTTCTCCATGGAGGCGTAGGAACAACACAGCAATAATAAAATGCTAAGAATTCTCATTGTACCGATCCTCCAGCTCGATAATCTCATGTACCAAATCGTAAATAATCTGATCGTATTTCCAGTACTCGTCAGAGAATGGTTTGATCTCTCCTGACATAACCTTATCATACAACTCATCTTCCATCTCTGTCTTCTGCCTCGACAGGGATCTGATCCCCACCTGAAGCTGATGTCCTAGTCCTTCCATATCACTGCTCCCTCCTCGATGAGCGCTTGTGCCATACGGCCATACGATCCTTGTAACTGCCATGCCATACCGTTGTCTACCAATGCCTGGAAGAGTTCAACCACCTCGTCCCAGTCCAATTCCCCGGCCTCGTAGGCCATGATCTGTGCGGTAATGTCCATGTCAGTCATTGTTTGCTCTGAAGTACCCAGGCTCATTTGGTGCGTCACAAAGCGATTCAAATTTCCACTTATTCACCGCTGCTATGTAATCCGTAAAGGTAGGATACTCAATTTGCATCGGCTTGCGTTTCTCACATGAAGCCTCATGTTCCTTCACTGCGATCTCATAGCGGTCCCACTGTGCTTGCGTGGTTCCTGCTGGTAATTTTTTGATTTTCATCTGCGAGTTTTAGTTTATAGTGATAATGGATCTTTTCTCTTTCTTTTTTCAAAAGCGATCTCAGTCAGTCTCTTCTCAATATAAGGCTTGAGAAGCATCCCCTCATCGGCAGCCTTGATGCGCAAGGCTCTCTTTACTTCTTCGTGCAGGTCAATTAATAGTCGTGCCATATGCGAGTTTTAGTTTATAAGCGATCTAACGGTGTAAAGATATCATAGGTTTCATAGATTTGCAAATTTATTTTCTGTTCCGGCAACAAATTTATTTCTTGCAATATATGATTTATTTTATAACTTGCAAATCACTTAAACACTTTTATGGATCACGATATTATCAAAACGGCCGCTGCCGCCAGGGCATTGGCCAAAGACCTAAAGCGCTGTCCCACAGTGGCTTGGGATACAGAAACCGATGGGCTGGATTGGATCCGGGGACACATGTTTTGGATGCAATTTTCAGACGGTAAGAAAGCATGGCTTGTTGATATTCGCAAGGTTGATCCCCTGATTTTTAAATCCTTACTTGAGGGTGAGGGAATAAAAATTATACATAATTCTGCCTTCGACGCAGCCTGGGTCAAACGGGAATTCGGCATCAACGTCCGTAACATTATAGACACCAGGTATCAGGAACAGATGATCCTCGGCATAGCGCTACCTCGCGGACTGAAGAAAGCTGAGCGGGAAATGTATGAGCCTCTTTTTAGTGCTTCTCTCAAGTGGTGCTTGAAACGTAGGGGATGGGCAGACAAGATGATCTTCACTCCGTTCTTCAAAGATGTTGAGCCTGATGCCGAGCAAATCGAATACATGGTCAGGGATGTGGAGTTCCTCCATGCACTCGCGCAGGACCAGCACTGCAAGATCGAAGCGATGGGGTTGCAGAATGTTCAGATTCTGGAGAATGAGATCTGCGAAGTCGTAGTGGAGATGATGAACAACGGGTTCGGGATTGATAAGGAAGGATGGCTAAAGTATGCACAATCAGAAGAGAGAATCGTCAATCGTGCTTCCCGAAAGCTTAAGAAGATTGCTGACATCAACTGGGGATCCTGGCAGCAGTTCTGTAACTACTTCGGCGTACATCGCACAGATGACCTAGCCGGATACCAGTACAGATCCGACAGAACTCCACAGCAACATGAAGCCTATGAATTATTCAGTGCTATCCGTGACGGGCATGTTAAGAACACCACCACCTACGGAGTAGACTGGATCACCAACCATGTCCATCGTGGACTGGTACGTTGCCAGTACACCCAGATGGTGAACACCTCCCGATTCAGCTGCGACAATCCGAATCTTCAGAATATCCCGGCTGAAACGAAGCACCGGTCCTTTATGATCCCGGGGCATGGTAAGAACAACGTGTTTATCGCCGCCGACTTTTCCTCCCAGGAGATGGCCATCATGGCTGTAGGCGCACAGGAACAGGGCTGGCTGGAGTGCTTACGAAAGGGTGATGATCTGCACGGCAAGATCGCCAGCGAGATCCTGAGCGATTGGGACAGCTATGACGAGGCGGAGAAGAAGCGTCAGCGGAAGATCGTCAAGATCATCAACTTCAGTATCGCCTACGGAGCAGGGACTGCCACCATCGCTGAACGGGCTGGTGTGGATGAGGATACCATCGTCACCAGGTTATCAGCCATGAAACGGAAGTATCCTGCGCTGTTCAACTGGCTGAATACAAACGGGAAGAAAGCCAAGGTCACCTGGGAGTCGTACTCGATGCCCCCGTTCAATCGGTACAGATCCCTGGTGATGGAAACCGAGGGCTGGAGGCGAGTGAACATTGGTAAGAACAATCCTGTCCAGGCTACTGCGGCTGATCTTAGCAAGCTGGCGATGTACCTGATGTGGCAGAAAATAAAAGGCGGACTCAAGGCGTGGTTCATCCACATGTTGCACGATGAACTGATCATCGAGTGTCATCAGAAAGATGCTGGTAAAGTATCAGCTGTGCTGGTGGCATGCATGAACCAGGCGTGTATAGAAATACTGGGGGAACCATTATCGAACCCCGAAGTAAAGATTAAAACCAACTGGTCGAAATAAACCACCAGTTCCATAAGTGAAGATGACCTTGTCGGGTTCTCAGTGTCTGATCAGGGGAAACCCCCTTCAAAACGTTCGGTTCGGTGGTATGATTGTGACTCATGGACGTAATGATCAGAAAAGACTGACTGATGGAAAGACATCTTTAATTTTACAACTATGAAAACATATCTATTAATTAAAGACGGTAAATTACTTTGTGCCTTTGTACCTGACGAACCAAAGTTTGATAAGGGTATAGTGCAATCTATTACATATCAAAAGAAACAACGGGAACAAGCTAAGGTCGAAGCTATAGCCAACGCGTTGCCGGTTATCAATCCACAAGTGTTCGTTGACTTCTATAGCAGAGGTTTAGGAACATTCAAACAAAATGAATTGATTGCTTGGGACGGTGGCGCAGAAGTGGAAGAATATTTAGGTGGTGACCCGTTAGAATACACCAGCTATCCGCCGTACAAAAAAGTTGTTCGCTTGTCCCTGGAAGAAAACCAAGAGCAGCTATGGGATGAAGTAGCTAGTATAATGGATTTACCTTGGGAAGGATTAACCAGAACAAAAGCAATAGATGATGTAATGAAAGAATTCACCTTAACCCGCAAGTGAGCCATGAAAAGAAGCCTGTTATATGTTTTAGCGTACGAGCTATTTATTTACTTTTTGTTTGCTGTATGCTTCGGTATAAATCCGATGAGTTGGGTAGACTCTATCAGAATAATCTTTATTTTGTTGGAAACAGTAGTTCTCATTCTTCTTATAGCCTACACTCTTTCAGATGACTACTTCTGAGTTTCATGTACTTTTGTGCCTTATCAAAAAATAACTATATTGTAAGCGCTGTCCAATTATGAAGAACTTAAAAACATCCCCACATTATACTTGCCTTTGACCGTCAGGTCCATTGGACAGCCTTGTATTTTGTGGGGGATTTTTTATTTATGTTCCATGTATACTATCCTGGTGAGGGAAAGAATGGTTACTACTTACGCTACGATGGCGAAGCAACACTAGAGGACATCATTGATTCCATATGCAATGATCCTGTCAAACCAAAGACAGAATGTCCCGGTATAATACTCAATAGATTCAAACCGTATGAATCAAGAAACGGTCCAACTATCCGTAATCGTTATGCAGATCTTGAATACACCACAGGATACTTCGCTCTTGATGTAGACAATATCGGACCGATGACTAATCTTATACGTAAGATCCTTTTCGGCCTACCCGAGGTTATCGTATCTTGGATATCCTCCTCTGGAAACGGAGTAAAGGCCATTGGATATAGTCCAAAATTAATCAACCAAACACCGCGCATGTTCAGTATGAAATACAGAATCCTGTGCGGCGAACTTCGAATGAAATCAGGGATGCGTATCAATTTCGATCAGGCGATGGGTCGATGCCACCAACCTGTATTTATTAATTCTGATCCTAACGCACTGTATAAAACTAAAAAACAAATTTATGACACATTACACTGACACCGCAGAAATCCTGATGAAGGAATACCCAACATTAACTCCTTATGAAGCATTAAGAATCGCTCTTGAAGAAGAGCGCAACATCATACTTGAGGAAGCTCTGGGTACACGCAATGGACAGATGTCTCCGGTATACCTTGAAGCTATAGGTATGGCACTTGGATTTAAACCACAACATTAATGAAAGCACACAATATAAACCCACCTAAGAAACACTCCGGTAATCACACCCACATCTTAAACTTCGTTAAGCGATGTATTGAGATGGGAGATGATGACTACGAGAAAGCTGCGTGGCGTATCCATGATGGAGAATGGATGTCACCTGATTCCAACACTGGAGGAGACTTCAACAAACTTAAGAAAGACTGTAAAACCTGCTGGAAGAAAGCCTTATCAGAACTGGAGGCTGGATCCGCTCCACCCACCAAGAAGCTCAGAAACTTCGAGAAGCTTCGTACGGCTAAAGACTGGGTAGATCTCAGGGTAGTATACGATACATTTCTCGGGCAATATTTATGTGAGGGTATCCCAACTAATCCGGCCGCTGAATATGATCTCTACAACTCCCAGGCCGATGAAAATTCATTCATTGAGAAGCCCCACTTCATTAATGCATTTGAAGTAGACCGTATGCCAAGAGTGTCCGCTATTAAAACATGGGCAGAGAACTTACCTAAGCGGTCAGGTACTAAAGAAATCGACAAGTTATGCTCTTTCATCCCAGCCATTGATCCTCTACAAGCAAACATGTTTATGAAGGGGTGGCTGATTCGCGCCTACATTCAAGCAGTGAATCCGACTGGGCTGGATGGTAATTCTATTGTCAATCGCTGGATGCTTATCCTACATCAGCAGAAACAGGACTCCGGCAAGAGTGGATTCTTCCGCTGGTTATCTCCCTATCCAGCTTGGGTCAAGGAGAATGGGCTGGAAGATAACAAAGATGGATATATCGCACTGGGCAGATATTTATTCGTGCTTGATGATGAACTTGGGGGACTCACCAGGGTAACACAACACGAACGTATCAAAGCGATGATTAGTACATCTAAGGTAGACGTTCGCCCCCCCTATGCAAGAGTCGATGTCAAACTAGATCGTACTGCTTCCTTCTGTGGATCCACTAACAACACTGATGTTTTTCCTTCAGCAGAGGGAACCACCAGGTTCTTATTACTTCCTCTCAAGGAGGATGTATTCAAGTGGGAAGAATACACCAAGCAAGTAGACCGTACCAAGCTGTGGGCTGAAGTCAAGGCTCTTGTGGCCACCGATTGGCTTAAGATCAACACACCAGCCATCATCGAGTATCGTACTGCTACTAACATTGGCTATGCGCGTGATGATCAGGAATCGTATGTGGTGGAACGTTTCATCCGGGCCTCAGAGGTTGATGACGGCAAAGTCTTACGTGCCGGCGACATCATGCGTGAGATGTGTGACACGGAATATGGATACGCTAATCTTAATATTGTGAGGCTTGGTCAAGCACTTAGAAAGATATTTGGAGAACGGGTTTTCGGGCACAGTCCAGATGGCAAGGAATGTAGGGGTTATAAGGTGACTATTATCCCTGCCAATCCTGCCCCTACTGTCAGTAAAAAAGACGTTTCAGTGGCAGAAATAAAAAACAAAAGTTTTAAGGCCAAACGAAAAAAGCTCTCGCAACGGTAGGCTATGTGTGGCAGGGTGACAGTAAAAACATGCGTTTTTAGCCCCTCCCGCTGCACCTGCCAGCCTGCCAGTGATTTATTAACATTATAAGTATATTTTATTAGTAGGGGTAGGGGAGGAGCGTACGAGATGTTGGAATATGTGTGGCAGGGTGGCAGTGGGAGTAGTCTGCGCCTGGGGCCGTAAGGCCGTTATAGGACGAAATCAACCAAGAAAATGAATATGAATTATCCACCATTAATCGTCGCCGGAATATGGCGATACAAACAACTGAGCGGAGAGGTGTATACCCGCTACAATGAACACACCAAGAAGCTGGATGGACTATCCCGCTATGTAGGGAATGGAGATTTTGAGAAGTGCGGACTGGATAAACTATTACAAGCCGTCAATGAAAGCAAAAGGAACAAAGGATGCTGTCTCTGATAAGCGTTACATCCCCATTGATGAGGATCTCTATCCCGAGACAGCTGAGGACAATGGAGTGATCTTCTATCGGTTCTGGTGTAGACCACACTTTATCGTTTATGAGAAGGCCAAGAACGGGGTCAGGTTGGGTTATCTTATAATGCCCATGGAGAAGGAGCTTTATCCGTTCGATGCAATGGTGAGCTTCTGTGAAGGTTTGCGAGGGGGTCAGGAAATCTGCAAAGTCATTTCTGAGAAATAAAAATTTTGGACATGCGATTTCGCTGGGGATAATTGTGTGTACAAATGTTCAGATTTTCGAGAAAGCTGAACAACGAATCCAGCAGTGTTCAAAATCCTATCCTATTTCAGAAAGTGATTTTTGAAAAGTCATTTCTGAGAAAAAAAAATTTTGGACATGCGTTTTTCCCTGGAATTTTTGCCTGGGTAAAACCTGGAAATTTCTGTCCGAAAAAAATCGGATCCAGCAGAATTCTGAAAATCCTATTTTTTATTTTTTTTCTGGTCCGTTGCTTCGCGCGCGAGAAAAAAAATTTTCCAGAATTTGAAAACTAAGGATTTAGTTCTCAAATCGGGAAAATGTCCTGGTTTGGGATTTTTTCCAGGGATGGGAAAATTGCCTGGGTTTCGTGTTGCTCCGATTATCATTAAAAAAATATTTAAAAGATTTCTATGATATCTATTGTATATATAAAATATATGTATACCTTTGATCTATGATAACAGCAAAAAAACTTTTCATCGCCTTCCTAGTCTTAATGACTGGAATCATTTCAGCGCTTATTTTCTTAATGTTTAATACACAACTAATTCTAAACTTTTAAATTTTACTACTATGAGAAACACAACAAAAACAGCAACCGAAAAGCAAGTATCTTTCATCGTTAACGTTGCGACCGTTTTAATGACGGCCGGTCTTATCGCATATGCTTATAAGGCTAGCGTAATTTTTTTCGCTAACACTTTAATTCCTTAAGCTATGCAAACTCAGATCAACTACATTCCAGAAAGGAAAGTTATATACTTTCTTTGCTGCAAATATTACCTAACATCGTTTCAAAACTAAATTTTACTTATATGAAAAATTATCAAAAAGAAGCTACCGATTTTTTAACAAGTCATAGCATTAATTTCGAAGCTCGTTTGTTTGCGCACACTAAATATTTTCCTGATGACAAGGAAAAAAGGGATGTGTATACTTGTCTTTTTGAGCGCGAAGGAAAGTATTTTGAAATAAGGTTCGGTCAATCTATTGTTAATTCCTTGCCAAATAGAAAAGCGCCAACGTCTTATGATGTGTTAGTGTGTTTGCAAAAATATGACGTTGGAACGTTTGAAGATTTTTGTTCTGAGTTTGGTTATGATAATGACAGTAGAAAAGCTTTTACCACTTATGGCAAAGTTTGTGAGGAGTGGGAAAAAGTTAATGCGTTTTTTTCGTCTGAGGAAATAGAAGAATTACAAAACATTCAATAACATGAAAACAACAACGTACAAAGGACACGATTTAGGAAGGGATTTTAAGTCGTATGCGAGAAAATGTAGAAAAGCTTTTCAAATAGCTTTTAATGATTTAGGAGGAGAGTTAACGGATTTTTCAATAGGTTTTTATTACTTCTCAGGGTTCGGTATTGTTAACGGTCAATATTATTATTTTTCAATATCTGACGTTAGACATTTTCCCGATAGTAAAATACTATTCAGGACTGCAAAAAGTAATAAAGACTATTCAGGAGGGACAA